CTATTGCACCGTTCGTGACAACCGCGAGCACTCACGCCTCCGCGCCGATAAATGATACCTTCAGTGTCCAACCATTGTTCAAAATCTAATTCGGTAATTAGCTCTTTCAGCTCGCTCACGATAATTCCACTTTTAACAGGCAATATTGTGACCAACCTAAATGTTGATATAACATAAAGGCTCATGTGTTTTCTTTTGTGGTTTGGCAAAAGAAAAGTTGTTTCACCAATGAATCAAGCGTGGAGGCGTTCTCCACGCTTATTTTTTAGGTAACGTCTAAGATTCGCTCAATGAAGCGCATTTGTTCGAGGTTTTGTTTAACGCGAATGCTGATCCCTCCCTGCTGGTTACGTGAACCAGCAAAGTAGAGACGAGCCTCTCCTTTCGCTTCTTCTTCTTCGGTTTTGTTGATCGTTATTACCAGGTCAGCAATACGTACTTTTTCGATGTTGTCGGCAGCGTGCATCATTGTGGCAACTTCTGACGCGCCACCTTCACGGTTTGTCTGCGATGCCGTGATCCCAGCAACGTTATGCTTGTCATAAAGAGCACGTAAATCGGTGTAGATACTACGAATGTTGGCGCGATCATCACGAAGGTCATAACTGGCACGCATCAAATCTGCGTAGTCGACAACAACCATGTCAGGCACCATGCCGTTGGCTTTCATGCTGTTAAGCATACGGTCCAGATCTGCCGGTGACATACTTCCTGACGGACGCTCAACCACCCACAAACTACCAATCCCCTTCGTGGCTCCCAACTCTGCCAACTTACGATGAACCTCATCGCGCCGTTCCACCAGCTTGGACATTTCTGTCTCCGACAATCTTGCATCAAAACGGTCGGATAAAATGGTGGTGTGAACCTCCAGCGAGAGATACAGAACATTGTAGCCAGCAAGCGTTGCGTTTATGGAAAACTCACCCATTGCGGTCGATTTGCCGGATTTAGCGAACCCCATGAAGAGCACCATTTCACGCTTCGCCCAGCCTTTTTGGTACAGCAACCTATCGAGCAGAGGGAGTCCAGTTGTAATGCTGTTTGGCACATACTCCTCTGAAGCCTCATATTCACGCGCTTTCAATCGCTCACTTGCGGAGGTGTAGTAGTCATAGATTCCGGTCGCTTCGTTCGAGCCTATCTGCTGAACCTTGGCCATGATTGCCATCGCCCCCTGAAAGTCGCCCTTCTCTTTCAGTTCAGCAGCTTTAATCAGAGCATCATCAAACGCTACACTTTTTGCGAATGTGGATACCTGGTCAACCATGTACGAGGTATCAGACAATTTTTCTGCAAGGATGCGCTTAAACGCAGCAACAACATCCGGGAAGAGTTCCTCACGGATGGTCTTATCGCGTTTCGCGCGCTTAAGCATATCCAGAATCGCAGATGAAGAAGGCGCGCTCTTGTACATACGGTAATAGCCCGAAACCATATTAACCAATATGGCATTGGCCGCATTGGCAAATTGGCTAGGCACAACCAGATCTCCCGCACGAGTAAGAAACTCGTGATCACGACAAAAATATGCCGTCAGTCTGTTCTGGAAATCTTCATCAAACTCTTCGGACAGCCCGCGTCCTGTATGGCAAAGTTCGGTCATGTGCTTTCCTTTGTTTTTTAAACAAATTGTTTTCTAGTATTAGTTAATTAGATAGGGGATCAATAAACCGCCGTGCTTCTTCCAGTTCTTCTGGAAAGTGGGCGGAAATAAGGCGCTCTGGAACGATTTCCATTAGCCAGATAGCAGAGAAAATTGCGCGTATGCGCTTGCTGCGGGGGATGATGCGCAAACGCTCCAGAATCCACTCAAAATAGCTTTCCTGAATCGGGTTGAACTGCATGTCTCCCATATGCTTAAAGCTAACCAGAGAGTCATCCAGACGGGTTGTTGCGCGTCTGGATAATTTCTCTTCGAATATCTCAATCAGTTCTGGCTGCCATAAATGCTGTGGGCGCGGCAACTTGTCCCACAGACGCCGTGCAGCTGCGGAAAGAACCGTGGAGATAAAGTAGTCGTATGAACAGCAATAGCGATCAGCAAACTGGCGTGCTTTCCATAGCGACGTTTTATTGGCAGTCGACAACTCCTGATAAGGCAGGCGTTTTAACCCGGTGGTGAACGGAGCTGTTTCAAAGTGTTCGCGACCGTGCGTCAGCATGATATTTGAGTACTGACGTTTGTACGCCTCCGTAAACAGACAGGTGGCCATGAGAGGATGCATATCGCGGTAATCAAACCACTTCGTCTCGAAGAGTTCAGCCTCGTCTTTGCAGCGCGACAAACCAATGTTTTCAGCGACCCACTTGTCCATAACAGCGGTATTCCACTCTGTCATGAAGTCGTACTGGTCGTTGTCAATGGTATCAAAAAAGATTTGGCTCATGTGGCTCACCAGATAGGTAGTTACTTACTTATTGCAATGAGCGGATGATAGCGACTGGTGGCAGTTTTTGGAAGTGGAAACGGAAGGGAATGTGTCTGGGAAGTTGGCATAGAAAAAGACCTGCTTCCGTATAAATAATAATAAGTAACTTAGTATTTATATACAGAAGCAGGTTCCAAATTCAACCAGCAGGATGCTTAAACATCTTTTAGAAAGCCTGGAAACCAATGTTTCATGATATACCTAAAATGTGCTCTAGTTGGTTCAAAAACCTGTCTAGATACCAGCGCTCCATCAGGATGATTCTGAACAGACTGTTCTTTTTCCATATCGTAAAAATTATGAGTTATCTCTGGGGGGAAGAAAATATTTCTGTCCAGTGGCACTGTCGCAAAAGGATTGTAGTAAATATGAAGGCCGTCAAAGTGCGTCTCTTCATGAGCAGTGGAATGACAAACTACAATATCCGCACCAGTGACTTCGTTATTTAAAAAATGCCGATATGTAGTGATGAAATGATCAGGTCCTATCCTTTGTGTGTGCTTTCCCTCGTTTTTCATCCCTTCATTGGCGATGAAATCATTCACATCAATGGCTCGATATCGTGTTGACCTTACATATCTACCGATACCGCTTTGAACCACGGCTTTTCCAAAAGTGCCGGTGGTGGAGAAAATAACCGCACTTATTTCTTTATATGAGTCGTTAGTAAATATACCTAATGGAATTTCAACGTCTTCATTCTTTTTGATTGAGGTAACTTTAGTTTGGCTGCCAGTCACCAAATTTCTGGTGGTAGGTTCCTCAATGCCAAACAACACTCGATTGATGATTGTGTTATTTTGAGACAATGATAAATCGGAGTCAAAGGGTGCAAGCGCCAGAACAAACGGCTTATTAACTACATGAGACATCGTAGAGTACGGGAATTTTTTGCCATTAACTCCTGTAAAAAGATCATGTTTGTCTTTGATTTTTCCGATTAATTTTAGCGTTGATTGATGTTTGAATTTTAATTCGCTAAAAAGAGCACCTGCAGGTGGATTATGTGGCCGATCTGATATCACAGCTTCGACGTTAAACTGGTAGCCTGACGGTGTAGTAACACAGAAATCGGGACTGTCTTTTGTGTAGTCGACAGAATAATCGAGACGAATAAACATTTCGTTCAGATACAATTCCCATAAGGCGGAATTGAAGGTTGTCTGAAACTCTTTAACGAATTTAGTCTGCTCACCGCTACGCTCCAGTAACCCACGCCCCCACGACTGTATCACTTCTCTTACTGGAGCATATGTATTATCTTGATAAATCTGTTTAAAAGATTCGTGCAGCTTGTTTTTTGCTATTTTGGTTGAGAACAAATCCATTATTAGCCTCACTAACCAGTTCAATAAGAAAAGCGCCCAACATAATCATTTGAGGAAAGTCTGGAGCTACTTCAGCTTTTCTTTGACAAGAAGATAACCATCATCAGGTGTACTCATTTTGTAAACCTCGATGCTCGTGTCTAGCTGTGTCCGGGCATATTCTTCTACTTCAGGAGAAACGTTATGTCCAAGAATGATCTCTCTAATATATTTCTTATCAAATGCCTGAGCGCCTATTTTTTTAGTAATAACCCTTTGTTCTTCCTCATATTTCCAGCATTCGTGCTTGTAGAAAAAGAGCTTATCAAAAAGTACCTTAAACTCATCTGTAACTTCATCGAACACGGGAACAGAAGGTATATATTTCACATTATCAAAGCTGTGATACCCCTCAATAGAGGTAACAAAATCATCATCAAAGCCTATGCAGAAACCTTTATGCGACACTGAGTAATGTGACCACATCAAGATGTTATCTTCGTTTGGTGACAAGCACACCACACCAAAAGCCCCTAATGATTCTTTCCGCAAATCCACAGCCAACGATTTTGCAGCTTCAGGAGCTACAGCATCCCAGTCTTCAAAGGAAAAATCCTTACATCCATTGTCTTCAAAGTGTTTCCGGCGCTCCACTTCTGTACCTCCCATCGTTATCGAAACTTTGAACTCTGATGGGTCGTTGAATGAAGAAGGTGCGCTAGCAGAGATAGTGCCGTCCTCTACAAACCGTTTGAGGTTACGTAACACTTTTTGCGAATCTTCACTTCCAATATATTTGTAGAGCATTAGGGAACCTATAGAAAGAGGTGCCAAGCAGCACCTCAATAAAATTAACCTTTCTTCATCAACTCGCGTTTGATTTCATCGGTACGCATCGTGACGTCGGCAGCAGTGATCGCCTCGTTAAGTTTCACGATATCCTCGATTTCCTGCGGCGACTTCTCTGCCAGATGGAAAATAGCAGCACGAATCACATCAGAGCGGGTGAACTTCTCGAAACGAGGGATAAACTTCATCATTTCCAGAAGCTCGAAGTATTCGTCTTCCAGTGACATGGTGCGGCTTTTAATTTTCTCTTTGCCACGAGTCGGGCGTCCTTGTGGTCTGACTGGTTGGCGCAAAGGAGTTGTGTTCTTAGCCGGTGCATCAGGCTCTTTGCGCTTTGCTAGGTCACCCATTTTCATGGACATTATTCTTCTTCCTCCAGACTCAACAGATAATCTACAAATTCTTCAAACTCGGCTTCCGCCTTTTTGTCGCGCTCGCTACCGGTCATTTCGAAGATAGAACGACCAGACTCTTCCGCATCATCGTAGACGTTGCGGTTATATAGATTGACTGGCGCAGACTCGATGCCAAACGTCTCGACAATCTCTTTAGCCGCCAGAATGCGAGACACTTGTGATGGCAAAGCCGGGCACTGGTTCATGACCGCGCGGACCTTCACTTTATCGTTTACATTGCGAACATTGTCGATAATAGGATCGATGTCACGTAAAGATTTCAAATCACGACGCTTAGGACGCAGCGGGATAATGATAACGTCAGCCATCAGCATCGCTTGTCGCTGAATTTCGGAGTCGAAGCCACCAGCATCTACCACTACAAACTCAGCTCTACCCTGAAGCGATTTTAGGTGCTTAATGATGTCATCCTGAACGTATGCAAAAGGAATCAGCTCAAGGTCTTCGTTCTGTCGACGGTCTTCACACCAGCTCGTTGTCGTGCGCTGAATATCTATATCGGTAATATAAACCTTCTTCTTCTTTTTGACTTTCAGGCAAACGGCAATTTGCTGGGCAACGGTGGATTTGCCAGGCCCGCCCTTTGTGCCGCCAACCACAAAGATCTTGGTCATTGGAGAGTTCCCTTTGCGTATATAATTATCGTCTGAAACAACTTGTTTTCTTATATGTGATATAGCCTAAATGCCTACGGCTGCGGTGTAAAGGTTAAATGGTAGGTTGTGATTAACAATTGGCAATCATAGCTTGTATTTGTCTGTTGAAAAAAGTAACAATGACCTCTATATTACAAGTACGGTGATATGCCGTACACAATTTGATAATGCACACGTAATGGGCTATAGCCTTTTAAAGTAATTTTTGAGTCGAAAACTCAGTTTGAACAGAGGAGATTGATGGCCTTCCTACATCACGGCCATCAGGAGGAATACATGTCAGCACTAAAAAAGCAGCGCATCGATTTGAGATTAACCGATGACGATAAAAGCATCATCGAGGAAGCTGCCGCAATGTCTAACCAGAGCATTACTCAGTTTATGGTTAGCAGTGCATCTGAACGTGCCGTGAAAGTTATAGAGCAACACCGTAGACTAGTTCTGAATGAAGAATCCTGGAATCTGGTTATGGACGCTATAAGCAATCCTCCGGCACCGAACGACAAGCTGAAACGAGCTGCTGATCGTCTGAAAAGCATGGAGTAGTTTACTCGTGGATAATATAAAGATAGAAATTTTCTCTGGAGAGAAAGATTATGATTTGAATGGTTTTGATTGCGGTGAAGAATCACTAAATGCCTTTTTAACCAACCACTTAAAAAGGCAGCATGAGGGAAAAATTCTTCGCGCTTATGTGCTTTTCACGAAAGAAGACAGACCAAAAGTGTTAGGGTATTACACTTTGTCAGGCAGCTGCTTTGAAAAGGAGTCCTTACCTTCAAGAAGCCAGCAAAAGAAGGTACCTTATCGGAATGTTCCAAGTGTTACTTTGGGTAGGCTGGCTTTGGACAAGTCCCTTCAAGGTCAAGGATTTGGCTCAATGCTTGTAACACATGCAATGCGCGTTGTGTACAATGCATCTCTTGCTGTAGGCATTCATGGACTTTTCGTTGAGGCGTTAAATGACAAAGCCAAGGCGTTTTATAAAAGTTTAGGCTTTATCCAGCTGGTTGGTAACAACGAGCGTTCTTTGTTCTATCCTACAAAATCTATCGAAAAATTGTTCGAAGAATAATGTACTCCCCTCAAGTGAGGGGAACTTCGCATCACCAACCGCAAACTCTCTCTCCCATCGTATTGTGAAAAAGGATTTGGCGTTCGGTTTCTTCGGTCATCACATCATTATTGCTGATATAGATAGGCCCAGCTCCATCGCAGAACAATACGCTGGCGGTTTGTGGTTTAATGACGCACCCACTTATCATACAACTCACGATGAACGGCAGAAGCATCTTTCTGACGTATTTTATTGCTCGTCTCATTCACCACTTCCACTGTGCTTTGAAGTCGTTTTCTGTCTTCCTGTTTTGCCTTCTCTTCCATTGCTCGTCGCGCCGCATTCCCGCCCATCGTGTAAGCGCCGACAAGAACGAAAAGAACGGCAGCCAGCGTAATCAAAGCAACTTTTAGCTTTGTCATCAGGCTGCCTAGCATATTAGACCATCCCTTTCTGATGTTTTCTTACCTGCGACCAGGCAATGAATCCTGCCACAACAATAGTGGCAATACCGAAGATGATGCGTACTGTATCCCCGCTAGAGATATGACCTTGTGCTTTATCCATAGCAGCGGAAACCTGCGGCATAACATCGGCCAGCTGCGCCAGACCAATACCTGCTGTAACAGTTGCGCCTGCGGTTTCTTTAGTTACAGGAACAGCCTTCACGGTTTTCACCGGCTTAACAACGCCAGCTCGACGCAGACCTTCCTCAATAACTTCTGCCGCATACCAGGTGTTCAGCGTTTTTAGCGGGCCTCGGCCATTCTCGTGGCGAATGATTGCCTCAACCAAAGGTCGAAGGATGTCGTAATCATGCAGATCGATGATCATGTCTGCGGTTACACCAACGGCTTTAGACACCTCATTAATGTAGGCGTCAGTATTGTTTTCATTCGGCGGTGCCCAGCGTTCAATAACTTCACGAATGGTATCGATACTTGTGCCGTCTTTTGCGCGACGTTTATCGTGGTAGGTAATTAGAGTCACCGCCAGCGCACGAATCCCCCAAACAGGGTCTTTAAACGTGCAAAAGCGCGGTTCGTCTGGATTCGCAACCAGACCTTGCCACGGTGATCCTTTATCAAGATTACCGGGGTTATTATTACGAATGCCTCTCGGAGTCTTCATCCTTGATCTCCTGTTATTGCAGTCCACTTTTTACGCCATACGCGGCTAACCCCAAAAGCAGTGCGGTAATAATGAACGACGTTATTTTAGAAACAATGCCGCCAAAGAACCCACTTGAGATGGAATCTAACCGGTTAAGGAGTTTGTCCAGATTGGAGTGTTGAATACTATGTTGCGCCGGGGTCATATCACCAAAGTAGGTTTTCAGCTGATCATTGACCTCCTGGCCAATTTCTTCACGTAGCTCTTTACCTAATTTGCCAACAACCTCCCGAGCAACGATCGCGGCTATACGCTCAACTTGCTCTGTTGTAACGCCCGCCATCTCGTTCGACATGTTTTCCTCCATGAAAAGTCAAATCGGGATGGCGGATTTATATCACACTTCTCCTTTCAATTATAGGTATATACTTACCTATCTATGTATATACCGTTTAACGGCTGTTCAAATTCGTATCTAGTAACTCACTAATATATCCCTATGATTGCGGCTGTGAGATCGCATTTTAAACCTCACAGCCATATAAATAATGTCTAAATCAGTTACTTGTTGCCCCAACAGTACCTGCAAATTTCAGCCATTGACCTGACGGACTTCTATTACTACGGTAGTGATAAACGAGGATTGCGTTTGTAACTCCACCGTAGTCAGCTTTATGTGACGTTGTTAAACGAATTGTATAATCACCGTTAGGTAGATTAAAAACTTCGATTATAGATTCTGCTAATTCTACAGCACCAAATCCCGTTATATTGTTGATACTGCCAGCATTGAATCCCATAGCATCGCCAAAGCCAATCCAATAACTTTTGCTAAACGCCCCATTTGATTTTAGGTGGCTAATGAATGCGGACAAGCTCATGCCCATATCCCCACCTGAAACAGAGGAAGTTCGCACAGTCATGCTTGGAAGAGCACTGCTCTTCACATAGGAACTTAGAAGGTTTGTTACCTCTGTTTTCGTGTAAGCATTAAGGTTAGCCGCAGTCAAAGTTATATCGGCAGAGCCATCAAATGCCACACCAGCAATTTTCCTTGCTGTCTGCAATTTTGTGGCGGTTGCGGCATTACCAGTAGTGTTCTGATTACCAGTTGTATTCACACCAGGGATTGAATCCTTAGCGGTATATACCTGCGCCCACGCTGACCATGCCGCACCTGTGTTATCTCTTCGTGAGCGAATGAAAACTGGCGCATGTGCACCGCTCGTACCACTCCAGCCAATAAGCAACTCTCCCTCACCAGCAGCACTCGCACCTTTCATGTGCAATACGTTGCCATACATGGTCGGGTAGCTATTGTTGTACGCCTCATACATTTGAATGCCAGCAGTGCCTTGAGTAGAGCCGCTTAACGCCGTAACTCGGCCACGAGATACCAATGTATTAATATTGATATCGCCTGAACCATCAAACTTAACACCATTGATGTTTCTCGCTGTTTGCAACTTCGTAGCTGTTGAAGCATTACCGTCCAAACTACCATTGATGCCGCCAGTAACATTGAGTCCATTACCGATCCTAACAGCACCATTGGCATTGTTAATGATAAGCGGCCTTAAACTATTATAGGTTCCCAGGCTGTTACCCGAATCGGTCAACATGAAGTATGTGCTTGAACCATCGTTTCGGATAAAGAATCCGTAGTTTCCGTAGGCAATGCGCAGACCATTCGCCGATTTTGAAATAATCTCGCCAGCAGCAGTTAATCCGCCAGTTAACGCTCCTCCAGAAAGCGATAATGCTCCTACATCAGAAGCTGTTGGTTTGTTTCTAGTATTATAAGAACGACGCCAGCCTGGCGAGTAATCACTGCCATTGTACACATAAATAAACTCCGCATTATTAACACCACCATGGCCCGATGTTGTTGTCGTTGTAACACGAATAGTGTAGTGGCTTGTTGACTTATTACTAAACACCTCAATCACGGAACCAGATAGATCGATCCTGCCACATCCAGTGTCGTCTATATAATTATTGTTGGCGTAAGTCCATGAGCACCGTGCAATCCAATATTTGTTTGAAAATGCACCCTGATTATTTAGCCACGTTATAAACTGAGCAGTCGTAAATGCTGTTCCGTTACCACTATTTAACCATCCGGCGGCAGCGGTTGGTGCGTTTATATCAGCCGGCTGAGGTCTAAATCCAGTCGTGTAAACCTGCTCCCAACCACTTTCAAAACCACTTCCATCGCGAGATGAACGATAAAACAACCCACCATTTTTATAGTGAGCCTTAATTTGAAGCGTACGGCAACTACCTACACCAGTATAAAAGTTGGCAAGAATATAACTGTCGCCCGTTCTAGTTACATTATAAGCACCAGATTCAGCATTCCACGGCACGCCGCCATCAGCATCAGCATATGACCCTGTTGCTCTTCTTGCGAAAGCGGCAACATGCGCGGCGGTTAAAGTGATATCAGTAGAGCCATCAAATGGAACACCGGATATTTTTCTTGCAGTCTGAAGTTTCGTAGCTGTATCAGAGTTCCCCTTAACCCCTTTTGGAGAATTAAGTGGTGTATTGATCGTCACTTCACCTGTTGCGTTATTTACTGCAAATGGTCGAAGACCGTTCCAGCCACCGTACTGGTCGCCTTTATCAGTCATGAGCAAGTAAGTATTTGCTCCATCATTTCGCCATATGACACCGTAATCGCCAGCAATCATCCTTAACGCATTCTGACTACGGACAATAACTTCATCATTAGCGTAAACCTTATTACCGCTAATGTCTGACTTACTCAAAACAGGATACGAACTATAAAATCCATTACCTTGTTTAAAATCTAAAATTAAATTTACCGCAACTGATTCAGAATAAGGATCAGTTGCGCCAAATTTATAAGTCGTTTCAGCAACAACATAATCAGAAGCAGGAGCAGTAACAGAAAGTCCTTCTTCTAAAAAGACCTCTACGGGAAATGCCCCACCTTCTATATAGAATACGCTGTCTACGGTATCGCCTTTATTACTCATCAGAATGGAATGAATAGCGCGTTCCGATGATGAATAAGCCCAGAACATACCACAGGCATAGCTACCCCGGTCCGTCCAGCCGCCTGCGCAAACAAAACCATTAAACTCACAGTTATTCATTCTGTGATTAGCTGTGCGACTTGGCGTTGAAATGACAACGCGGGATGCCCGATGGCTGTCATTCCTTTTTATCACTAACGGATAATATTTACCTTCCTGGACACCCGCCGGGGCATTGACCACAACGTATCGCATCCCCTTTTTCTGATCCACTTCACCTTTGCTGTAAACATTAATGTTATTCAGGAAGCGGCCCTTGTCGGGGATATCAGCACCATTCTGATCCTTCTGTAGTCGTTTTTCAGCATTATCATATGCGGTCTTAACTGCTTTTGGTGTCGCGGCTAAAGATTCACTGGTGCTGTCGACAGCACTGCTAAGTTTCACAACACCTTTGGTGGTAAGGCTTGCATCTTCCATCGCAACTGCACCGGCAATCTCTTCAGCACGATCAGCAGCAGCTTCCGCACGGGTCGCAGCGGATTCAGCAGCAGTTTTGCTCTGAGATGCTGCCGTCGCACTGCCTGCCGCCTCTGTTGCTTTCGTGGATGCTGTCGTGGCGCTGCCCTTCGCTGCGGACGCTTGTCTGGTCGCCTCATCTTTTGAAGCAGACGCCGATGATGCCGATGACGCTGCCGAACTGGCGGACGATGCGGCTGCCGTTTTTGAGGATTCTGCACGGGTTTCCGACGCTTTCGCGTTCGTTTCGGATGTCTTCGCTGCGGAAGCAGACCTCGCTGCTGCGCTGGCCTGTTCAGTGGCTTCGCCAGCCTTCGTTGTGGCTGTTGAAGCAGACGATGCGGCACTTTCTGCCGATTTTCCGGCGGCGGTGGCACTGGCTGAGGCCTGCCCGGCACTTGTTGACGCGGCACTGGCAGACGACGCAGCCGCTGTTTTTGAGCCTGCCGCAGCCGAGGCGCTCTGTCCCGCTGCCGTTTCAGAAGACCTGGCGTTCGTCTCGGACGTTTTTGCCGCCTTCGCGGAATTTCCTGCCGCCGTTGCCGAGGAAGCGGCATTACTGGCGCTCGAGGCTGCGCTCGTTTCTGATGATTTCGCTGCCTCTTTTGAGGCCGCCGCATCCCGGGCTGAGGTGGCAGCTTCTGACGCTTTCGTGGTCGCGGTGGATGCAGAAGTGGCTGCTGATTGTTGTGACGCTGCGGCATTCGTTTCAGATTTTTTCGCAGCAGTTGCACTCGCACTTGCGGCACTTTGTGAGGATGCCGCAGCGGATGCACTTTGAGACGCTTGAGAGGCTTTTTCTCCAGCGGTATTGGCGCTTTCTGCTGCTGCGGCAGCACTGGCCGCCGCCTCACGAGCTTTGTCGCCAGCAGCATCAATCGCGTCAGTGTTATTTTTATACCACTCAACGTTTTCGTTGTGCTCGTTGACGATCTGCATTAGCGGCTTAACGGTTACTTCTGTACCGTCTTCACGCTCGATTGTCACCTCATCCAGAGCAGTCAACCAACTGCGCATAGACTTGGAATCAGCCGACATACGCGACATTAGTGCTGTAAAGCGCGCGCTAAACTGTGTTAAGTCGCCTTCATAGGTCGTAATGATTCGGCACGGAACCTCAGACTGAGTTTCGCCGGTATAAGGTTCTGAGAGAACAATATTCGTATCGCTTATTACGCGCTTGATCTCATACAGCTTATTGTCGGGGCCAATGACGATCATCCCCGGCAACACACCATTAGCTGTTACGTTCCAGGCTGTCCCTGCCCCAACCAGAGTATTGCTACCCTGTGTAAATGTGATAGTACCTTCCCTGTACCACATGTTGAATATGCTCCTTGATTTGGCGGGTTATCCTTGTCCGCCATTAAGTAAATACTTACCTATTTTTACCGATATAAAATTTTTTTTCCACCATCACAGACGGCCAATTCTTACTCGTAGGACGTTGTTATCGTCATAAACGTCAATCCGCTGACCATTTATAACCAATCGCCCATTGCCGCCGCTATTACCGTTGATCTCAAGCGTTCCATTTTTGCCGAACCGCCATCCAGATCTACCGCTAACAAAATTGGTAGATTGCAGATCGCCTACTTTTGCATTGGTGATTGTGCCATCCTTGATATACGCTCCATTCATATAGGCGATACTGTTTTCGATAACAAATGGCGTTGTGATCTTCCCGTTAACAGAGTTGACCAAACCAAACCTGTCCGCCTGAACCAAAAACTGAGATAGCCCAGTGGTGTCAATACCAAGCGCAATACCGGCAATATACTTCTGCCCTCCGCTCGTTGAAGTCTCCATTTTCAACGTCCACGCGGTTGACACTTTTTTGTTGGTATCAGCAATAGCTGTTGCCTGCTGTTGAATTGTCGCGGTATTTCCATTCACCTCTGCTTTCAGAGTATCGATTCGCCCACTCAGAGCATTATCTGCCTGCGTTCTCGCTGTCGTTTCAGTTGTGACCGCCGCGGAAATGTTGGCTGCCGTTTGAGACTCTAAGTTTGTGATTTGAGTCGCCAATGCAGCATCTTGCTCTGTACGCGTTTTCGTTTCGGTTGCTACAGCCGCTTTAATATCCTCTTTGTATTGAGAGGTCAGCTTGGTGATCTGAGACGACAACGCCGAGTCAGCATCAGTTCGAGCCTGCGTTTCAACTGCAACGGCCGCACTAATATCTTTCGCTGTCTGTGCTTTTAAACTTGAAACCTCTTTTGTTAAAGCGGTATCACCATCTGCACGAGCCGTTGTTTCTCTGGCAAGAGACGCCTCGAGATCATTAGCTTTTGCTGTAAGAGACGTAATCTGGGTAGACAATGCACTATCGGCATCAGTCCTTGCTTTTGTCTCTACAGCAACCGCTGCGGCAATATCAGTTCCGGTTTGTGCTCGCAGGCTGTTAATTTCTCGTGAGAGCGCCTGGTCAGCACTTGCTCTGGCCTCCTGCTCCTGAGTGATGGCCGCGGATATATCACCGTCAACCTTTGACTGAAGCTGGTTTATTTGTTTGGCTAACGCAGAGTCCCCGCTTGCTCGGGCCTCCTGCTCACTACGTATTGCAGCAGAAATATCATCATCAACCTTTGCCTGAAGTTGGGTGATCTGGCTTGCCAGAGCCGAATCTTCCGTTGCTCGGGCTTCTTGCTCTTCCTTAATAGCTGCGACGATATCGTTGCTTACTTTCGACTCAAGCTGAGTGATCTGTGTCGTCAGAGCTTCATCGGCAGATGTACGAGCCTCCTGCTCTGTACTAATCGCCGCGCTGATATCTCCTTCAAACTTAGATTGCAGCTGAGTGACACGCTTTGCCAACGCTTCATCGCCATCGGCACGAGCGGTGGACTCTTCCAGAATACTGGCCTTAATGTCTTCGCCAATTTCTACGCGAATTTCCTCAACCTTCGTGGCCATTGCAGACATATCATCAGCAAAGGTTTTCTGTGTTGTTGCGATCTTCGCGTTATTGACCATCTGCTTGTGCTGGTCTTCATCTTGACGAAGAGCCAGGTCAATATTTGTTTTGGCCAAAGCCTCAATGTTCGTAGTCAGTTCTGCACTTGCACGATCGACCTCTGCAACCGTCTTTTTCATTTCTTCAACGGCAGCGGAGCTTTCCTCTACCGTTGACTGCAACACTTCCAATTGTTTAGCGTTTGCAGCATCGCCTTCAACACGAGCCTCGCTTTCCTTAGCAATAAGAGCCGCCGCTTCATCTCTTGCAGCCTTTATTGCCTCGACTGTATTAGCGAGAGCTTTATCGTGTTCAGATACGGTGTTTTCGATTTCAACAATTGCAGCATCAGTAGCATCAATTTTTTCAAACGCTTCATTGACCTTGTCGATCGTTGCCGAAACCTCACCTTTAAGCTCGGTTTGTGCGTTCTCCAAAGCATCGCTACGCTCGTTGAATTTTATTTCAAAATCCGCGAGGTTATCGCTGAACTGCTTATCTAATTCAGCTATATCTTCCTTAACGTCGTTTACCGACCCCTCCAAAGATTCGACGCTCTGGTTGATATGCTCATTTAACTCGTCAACTGCTTCTTGAGAGACTTTGCTGTTGATGTCCTCAAGCAGAGCCTGACCAAGCTCGGAAGATGTAATTTTGCCAGTCAGGAACGACAGTACATCGCGAGTTGTCGCCTCTGTACCCAAGTTTGAGTTCGGAGGACTTAACATACCTCGCTTGTTCGATGCTCGAACCCAGTAATACCACGTTTCGCTATCCCCAAGACCAGCATGTGTAAAGGTGGTGCTTGCAGACTCTGCGATCAGTTTCGCCGTATCCAGATTGTTGGTCTGGGATGCGTAAACATTAATGTGATCAAGGTCTACCGAATCTGGATTAACCCAATTCAGTATCACATTACGATAGTCTCCAACGGCCGTTAATGACGTTGGGGCATCTGGCGGTGTCATTGTGCCCAGCACCTGATAAACGGTACTGATAATCTCTGTTTTTTTACCGTTGAATGAAACCGCATACAGCTGGAAGTCGTAGCGTCCATTCTCCGCAACATTAACGATTTCGTATTGCTCTTCGGTTACACGCGCCGATTGCCAGTTCGATACATTGTTTTCATCAGAACGTCGCCAACTGATCCAATACTCTGGAGATTTCCCTTCCCATGTTGCAGTCAGTTTTACTGACAGGTTGCCAGGGCTTGAGAGATAAGTCCCTTCGGTGATTTGCAAATTAGACGGCTTGGAGTAAGTCGGGTCCAATACCGTCGTATTTTGAGGGATAAGCGTTGCACCATTGTCGATCGCCTCATATTTAGACGGATTGTTCTCAACAGCGGTGATGTCAAAGCTACCCGGCGTTTCCCCCTGCGCGATGTTAACGATGCGAACGCGCATAGGTTCGAGGTCTGGTTCTGTAATAGTCCAGACGCCGTTCAAAACAGGCGTTTCAGCCGAAGACAGGGCTTTTGAAAACGTAACTTTTGTTATATTTTCGCCAGTTTCAAGAACATCGCGTTCAACGATTTTGCCTTCCTTATTCAGTATTCGAATAAAGCAGCCGCCTTTGGCTAACGACACAGGCGCATCGAGTGTGACGCTGTTTTTGGTAAACGCCACAATTCGACCTGAGTTACGTTTGCCTGCGCGATATTTGTTCTGAATCAGAACGGTTTCACCAGGCATCAGAAATGACGCGTCTAAGCCGGCAGTAAATGTAATTACATCCGACTCCATTCTGGCGGTATATAAAAGCCACAAACCAACTCGGTGAGCCTGCCCTCGGCTTGTACAGCCAAATGCTACGACTTCTGTTTTACGCTCACCATAACGGCGCATTGCGTCCTGATCTTCGACGTACTCGATGTTTTGCTTATAACCGTCCTCCTTGTTGTTGTAGGTTACGAGCGCAACGGATGGGCGATCTTTACGCGCAGAACCTTTATAGGTAAACAATCCATCTTTGACGTTGGAGTTGGTAAACATCATTACCGGATCTGATGGGCTATCCTGCATGATGTTAACCATCCCACCAGCCCAAAACACCATGCCGCGGAATGCTCCAGCAATATCCTGAATTAGCCGGTATGCGTCCTGTCGACTGGTGATCTGCGTATTGATTGCAAAGCGTTTCTCTTTGCCACCAAAGCCATCATCGACCTCTTCGTCACAATATCGACCAATCTGGTACAACTGGCCAAGGTCAATCATAGATTCCGACACATACTGACCAAGGCCATATCGAGCATTGGTCAGCAAATCAAAGAGAATCCACGCGGGGTTCGAAGAAGACAACAGCTTAAAAGTACCATCCCATACCCCAGCGTAAGTGTTACTGGACTCGTTATAGTTTGAAGGTACTCGAATTTTTAGGCCACGCACCAGATAAGAGCGAGATGGCATGGTGCTGCCGAATTGCTCAGAGTTTACCTTCAATCCAACCAAAACAGAGTTTGGATAGTTCATCGGTGTATCGACAATTTCCCCGATTGAATCCACCCATGTATCGTTATAGAGATACTGGCTACTGTTATCATCGGTAATACGGACTACACGAACCTTGTATGCGCGTCCAGGCTTAGGCAGCTTCAGCTCGTAGCTACGGTAATAAACGCCGGTCTTCTTTGCTGTTAGCTTAATGCCAACGCTTTTTTCACCTTCCGCGACCACATCTACAAATGTTGAGTCGCCATTTGCTATCTGGAACTTGTACTCAACAGTCGTACCGTTCGTGTCACCAGTTTTTTTATCTATGCTTCGCAAAGAAGGAAACTTCATGATGACACGAACCCGATCAGCTTCATCGTTATCGATTGAAACCGTTACATAATGTGTTTTTTTTAACTGGATATTGACGGATTTAGGCGTTTCAACGAAATCAAAGCCAGACATTGGAGTCTGGTCTTGTGAACCGTCGCGAAAATCCCATGTGATTCCGCTGAAGTTGGAGGAACCGTCTTCATTTACAATCGGCAGATCGTCGATAAAAATAGATCTTGCGCCATTTACTAAGCCGCCAATTACCCCTTCCCCAAGAAGATCGAGGATAGCGGCCATTGCACGAGAATTTACGGTATCGTCGGCTTCAACCGGTGTACGGCTGGAGCTTTTGCTGCTTTTTTTACCACCCGCACCGGCAATAAACAGCGGTAGCTTTTTCTTCTTGAACTGTTCCATGTTCAAAAAATCCTTGTTTACATTAGCTGGTCAATCGTGATTGAAGAACTCACAACCTGTGAGCCAACCAGAATTTCCTCGCCATAGATAAGTTGTACTGGGTTGCCCTGGTTTTCTGTATTTTGAGGGCCGTCGAAATAATAAGAGTTCGAGTTATCTGCCTGTCTCACACTTTCGTTAGTGGCTTGCGGCGATATGATTTGTGATATGCCGCCCATCATCAGTGACAAACCGAGAGGTGCTAAAGCAGGCATCACTACCGCCGATACAACCAACAAAGCGGCCCCTACTACCGTCTGAAACCACCCAAAAGCAGATCCACCGCTTCCTCGCGGAACAGGTGTAATGCGGATTTTGGCAATGTTGTCAGACTGCCCCATCATCTGATATTCACTTTCGTCAACAGACCACTTGTGGCCCTGTTTATTGGTGATCTGGATGTGGTAACTGTCATAGGTTTTGATATTGCGCTTCATCCATGCTTTAAACCCAGGCTTGTTGGCTTCAATTAAATCCAGAGCCTGTTTTGTATTGCGCACCTTTAGATGCCAGTGGCGACCAAAATGTTTAGCCATAGGTCCGCCAAGCTGCACATGAACTAACTCAGACACGTCTCATCTCCCTTGAGCAAGTCTCTGTGACGCAAGTGATGCGTCGTATGTTTCTGATACATTCCGCCGTAATAAGCACGACAACTAAGACGGTCGATCTGGTGATGAAGAATCATTCCATCACCGATATAAACCGCGCAGTGATCTGGCATTTTCCCGTATTGAATAAAGAAGACGTCCCCACGTTGAGGCTCTGTTCCAGGCGCAAGCCGTACCAACCCTTCGTTTCGGTAGTTCTGGTCGAGAATGTCGTTATCGCCGGTGTACCACGATGGAATATGCAGGTGTGCGTTCGGGTTAAGCTCGACGTTAAACTCACGCTTCAAATAGTCCCGACACAACATCCAGCAATCGAATACGCCAAATACATACGGTCTACCCAGGTATGGCATTTCGAAACCATCAGGTGTGATCACATTCATCTCGCTAAAATGGAAAGGGGCATCTCCCTCAACATTCTTGCGAATAGCCAGAATCATCCACGGAACTTCCGTCGCTTCGCAGCCTGCACGATCGGCATCAGATGCTTCTGCTGATTCATCAGTATGTGAATGCCAGATTGCGATAACATCACCCGCATCCTCTGCCGCCATAATGTCGTCAACGTGCATTACAAAAGTGTTCTGCGGGTTCTCCGAAACATTCCGCGCTTCCATAAAGCGATATTTGTCGCCATTAGTTCTAACCAGAAAGCCACACGCTTCATTAGGGTAGCGATTTATGGCGCAGAGATAGATTTGCTGCATAACGTCAGAGCCAAGCTCAGGGATTGCTTTATTACCCATACCGCGTAGCTCCAATAAATCCGCCAAAATGGATCACACCGTCGGCAAAATAATTCCGACGCGCATTACAGGCGTCATAACGTTTTGTGCAGTAATCCGCACCAGACATAGACGTCTGCTGGTTATTTTTGTCGAAATATGGACCGGTATAGCCGCATTCTGGCCCTCGGTATTTCCACGGGCAGGTGTTTTTAATGATCTGACGATACGGCAGTTGCACCCCCATCAAATCGAACACACTGGACAATTCAAACTCGACAACCTGATGAGTTTCGAGAGTTTTCTGTTCGATAAACCACATTTCATCCGGGAAATGTTGGTTTGGATCTGCTGTTGGGTTGCCGTCTTTAAAATTAACGGCATCGAGGAAGCGAGCCAGCGTCATCTTGCGAATAATGCGGCAGCCAACAAGATCGTCGTTCGCCTGAACTTCCGCAGAGACGGTTCCGGCAAAGTTCGATACCTGAATTTTTGGACGTGGCAACGTTCCCTGGCCCGTTTTGTCAAAGCCTGATGCTTTGATTGGCCACGGCTCGTATGTCACCCCTTGCCAGACGACCGGTTGCATCAGTTCGTTTGTTCCGGCGTGGAAGAATAGCTTCCCCCCTGAAGTTGTGTTCGACATATCCAGTACGAACAACTCAATGAGTGCAGAGGGAGATAAGCTCTGAATATCAGCTTTAATTCCCATTGTTTCATCCTTGAAATAAGTAGGCGCTAACATCCTGTCAGCGCCACAATGATAGTAGATTAGTACTTACTTATCCAGATACTTAAGCCTCAAATACTTGTCTGAATGTAGCAGTTAAGACACAGTGCCCCTGATATCGCTTGACCGTATGACTGTCACATACAACTACAATCTGCTTGCCTCTTGGATTAACCCAATAGAACGATTCAACGCCTGATCGCTCAGTCAGGAAGTCATCGATTGCATTAATTTCGTTGTATGATCTGGTAAAGGTTAACGACCATTCTTCTTTAATACGATTAAGACCTTGAGCCTGTCGCTGCTCGTAGTCATCACCAAAATTAAGTACCGTTACATTCGGTTTTACGCTTTTTTCAGATTCGTAATCTGGATACCAATTAAACGTTTGTCTTTCCATCTCACATCCTTGTGAGACTGCCCCGGTCGGGGCAGTCGATAGTTAGTTACGTTGAGTGTTTGGGTTGAGTGATCCGCCAGGGCGTTTCTCTTGAGCGATAGTCTCAAGCGCGATTGCTTTCATCCGTTGAGCGGCATTGTTCCATATGCTTTCTGTATCGCCGGATTCAGTTGTGCTACCGTCACTATGGACGTTGATCTCAATTGATACCGGAGAAAGAACATTTCCTCCTCCACTCATACCATCGGTACTGAGCGTTACAGGGATTGTTCGACCATCAGGCAATGGAACATACGCCTCATTCATATCGCCTTCCCCAAACAACGCCAATTGAGGTGAGTTGGCGATACCGCCTTTCTGGTATGCCCGGAGCGGGATCACGCCGTCTTTTCCGAATATGCCACCATTTGCAAACTTCGGAATTGCAGGAATACCATTCGTGCCATCGGCAGCAGAACTGGTCAGATTGTTGAACCCGGAAGTTGAGCCAGAAGAACCGGACATCAATCCATCGAATCCACCACCAGCCCATACTGAAACCAAACCAGATGCAACTGTCGCGCCGAAATTCAACCACTTATTACCAGAGCCGGAAGCATTAGCTCCAAGCATTGCAAACGCGGCTGACAGAGCGCCGGTAACAGAGCTGAGATTCTGCATCGAGAAGATGGAGTCCTTCACTGCTTTTGTCTCAGCATCTTTGGCTTCGGTGCTATCAAATAGCCCCGATACCCAGCTACCAATCGCATTTGTTGCTGTGCCAATTGCGCTGGTGGTCTGCTGTGTTGTTTGCCCCAATCCAGTTACCGAACTGGACGTCTCCTTCGTGGCTTCTCCTACCGACTTGTCGCCATTAACAGTGTTGCCCATTCGTACACCTTGATTGGCAACGGCAGAAGCAACCCCGGTCAGCAAATTGCCACTCTGTGAACTACCAGCTGCGGTGGTTCCCATCCCCAACATGTTCATTAGAGGCAGCGTGATCTGCGACTTCACGACCATATTGGTGATATCTTTCAAAATGGACTGAGATAGGCTGGAGAAGCTCATCTTCCCGTTAATAACGAAATCAGTCAGGACATCAGTTAAGCCACTAAACAAATCAGTCCAGGTGCTTTCGACCTGCTCTGCCAGGTTTTCGTATTCCAGTGCCAACTTCTGCGTCGCAGTCCCCGTCTCTTTAATAAGCGCGGTATTGCCAGCAGCAATCAGTTGATTGATTTTCTTTGTATAAAGCGCCACAACTTTAGGATCAGACGCCTTATCACGAAGTTCTATCAACGCTTTGAGATTGCGGTTGTAGGTGTCTTCGAAATCAGCAACTTTCTCTTCGCGAGATGGCGTATAGCCAGCACTAATAATGGAATCCGCCTCCGGTGCCCAAGTGGAGATCATCTGCTCAACATTGCGGCGATTAAACATCTCGCGATATTCAGGTGTCGCATTTTTGAGGTCTTCAAGACGTTTTTTCGCCTTGTCGATCATCTCTTGAGTGATGAACTCGTTAGGAATCGCATTAGCCAAATCAGTTAGCGATTTTGTTGTATCGCGAAGAGACTGATCAAACGATACCGTAGCCTTAGAGCTTTCACCCATTTGCCCCATAAGCTGATCGGCTTTATCCAGAGCCTTCTGATATCCGGCCGCCAGTTTCTGTTGCGCTGCCTGTTCTTTCTTGGCCGCACGCTGCGAGGCATTAGCTGATCGTTGGGCTGCTTTCTCGGCGGCTGCGGCATCCTGTTCACGAGCTTTAGTAAGTGCGGCAATGGCTGCGGCACGCTCTTCATCGCTCATTTTCTCCAGAGAGCTGGCACTGGATGCTTTCTGCAAATTAAGCTGCGTCTTGAGTTGTTTAGGCCCAATAATCGGCTTACCTTCGAAGTCCATCATCGGAGTGCCGTCAGGCAAAGTACGTTGATAAGTCGCAGAATCCATCTGGTTTCGCATATATTGCGCCAGCGCCTTCTGAGCAGCTTTATCAGTTGTACCTAACCCAAGAACAGTCCCCTGGTTTGACATTACGCCCTTACCAGTTTTGGCCGCGTTATCTCTCTCGAACTCTGCCTGAGTCAGCTCCTGAGCAACGGCTTCCAAATGCTCCTGATAACCACGAATACTGCCTTGCAGTTTCTGGATCTGCTCGGTATTTCCATCCTTTTTGGCTTTTTCAAGCTGATCATTAAGAGTCGCAATTTGCTTCTCGGTCGCATTCTTACGAGAAGAAAGTGAATCAACCAGTTTTTGCGCAGGCTCCAGATAGCTTTTGTTTACCGTTTCACGTAACGGTGCCAATAGCTTGTTCTTTTCGTCATCTGAAAGTGAACCGTCATCATTGATTTTCTGGATCTTATCCAGAGCCTCTTGCCGGGCTTTCACGAATGTTGCCGCGAAAATCTGGTTTTCCGCTCGAATTTTCTCAATCTGAGATTCGGCAGCCTCTTTAGCCAAACGCTTTGCTACAGCGCCGTCACCAAGAGCTATCGTGCCGGTTATCTTTTGATACTCCTCCTGATTTTTTTTCAGGCGTGCTTCGATGTCAGCCTTCGACTCTTTGTGAGTAATAACACCGGCAGAGTTAGATACGTAATTAACACCCTCACCAGTTTTTAATGCTCGTTGATCAGCAAGAATCTGCTTTTCGAGCTTTTCTGCGCGGTCGGCCATTTGTGCACGTTTGGCCGCCGTCATCGCCTCTGGTATTTTCCTAATCTCGTCAACGACCTTTGAAGTTTCGCTGCGGAGCATGGTCATGTACGTGATTAGGCCAGCAACAGCTACAGTGGCGACTGTAAATGCTGCCCCTATAGGGTTTGCCGCAATGAACGCCGTTAATCCTGCAAAAGCGCCTTTAAGCCCCGTAATCGCCCCACGGATGGCGAAAATAAGAGAGGGGATCGGAGCCAGCCCCATACGTGCCGCACGATTGAATCGAGTTACTGCTGTAGCGCCGAGGTTAAATGGAGTCTGTATAGCGGTCGCCATCGTGGCAAAGGTGCTAACCATCTGGCTGCCAGCGCCAACTACCCCCATGACCCCTGCTCGCATCAGTTTGAACGCAACCATCGCGGCCACAACCTTACCGAGATTAATTACCAACTCTTGGTTCTTTGCTAACCATTGAGCAAGCTGACGCAACCCATCGATTGCCGTCGTTAACCCCGAACCTAAAGAATTGGCAAACGAAATCCCTTCCGCGCTATTCATGATTGAAGCCAGTTCTTTCATCCCCTTTGATAGAGAATCCAGATATCCGGCCTGACCAACACGATCTGCAAATAGCGTAAATGAGGTCTGAAGTTGTGCCAGCGCACCTGTGTAGGTTTGCATCATGTCTTTCGCTGCGTTCTCATTCTCCGCACGCAGACCAACAAACATCAGAGACAACGCCTGTTTTGCCTCAACCGTACCGCTGGCAACGGCTTTAGTCAGTTCCCCCATAGTGATGCCTGCGGCGTCTGCCATTGCCTGCATCGCGTTAGGAACGGCTTCACCTAATTGCTGACGTAGCTCTTCCATTGACACAACGCCCTTACCGGACATCTGCTGAACGGCCACAGCCGCACGTTTCAACAGCTCACTATCACCACCAAAACGAGCAACGGAGTCCACCAGCGCCTTCAGAGAACCATCGGTTGGATCTAAGCCAGCAGAACGAAACTTCACGAAGGAATCTGTTAACGCCTGCATCGCGAACGGCGCATTTTGCGCCATGTCTACGATGTACTTCATATCATCAGCGGCAGCCTGGCCCGGGTTGGACTTCTCCTTATTCAACCCTCGAAGCATCACCCGCATACGTTCCATTTCGGCCGCAGCTTCAACAATAGGCTTCTGCCACCCAAACATTATGTCAGTAACCGTTCTGGCTGCATCTCCGATCTCGCCAAGCAGGAAAATGTTGCCACGAAGGCCAGAGAACATACCTCCTTCGTTACTTTTACCGCTATGGCCAGAAGCGCCGCTACGCCGCCCGCTACCACCATCGCCACTTCCAGATGTACGAACGCGTACCGGCTTGCTAATCAGTTGCTGACGTCCGATAACTTCGTCCATCTGCTCACGAACCTTTTTCAGTCCCTCGGCAGCCTGACTCGTTGTGACACCCCAATTACTGAGTCGCTTCGTCGTGGTATTAAGGCGCGTATTCATGCCACTCACGGACGCAGAGGCTTCTTTGACCTCCGTACCAAAGCGGCTTGCGCTTTTGCTTGCATAGGTCGCCCAATCAGAGAAATCATTTAGCTCTGATTGCACTTTACGTAATGACGCGGTGAGTTTATCTACTGAAGAAGTTGTCGTATCGACGCGCTCAATCAGGGCTTTAAGACCAGAATTGAGGCTGGTGATGTTGCCACGCATTTTACGCGTAGCATCTGAAGCAAGCTCAAAACCGGCAGCTACATCCTGTAGTTTATCTGCCGTAGAATCGAGCTTGCTTTCCAGAACGCCCATGATACGGGCGACCGAACCCAAAGAGCGTTCAAAGGTTTGGATTTTTTGAGCAGGCTTTGTTACCTGCTCACCAAATCGAGTAAGCAGTTTCCCCGCACGATCGATTGACGCTGTAAACTGTTTGTCTTCCAGCGACAGGATAAACTCTACGTTTTGTGACATTCCCTTGTCATCCTCTGCCAAATATTTGCATCAGTTGCTCTTTGGCGTCAGGGTCTGCCTTATCCTGGCTTGGATCGTAGACTTTATCTGTTACGACTGGTCTTCCAATCCTGAGTTGCAAACCCTCCATGAACGCCTTCACAGCCTCGCCATCCGCCTGGGACGCACGAGCGACTTGTAAGTTGCGGACATCCTCTTCCGCACGCAGACGGTCTATATTGCGACTGAGCATCCAGAACATCGTGAGAGGAACGTTCAGTAGCTCTAATGGCGACACGGCGTAGTGAGCAACTACACGACTGAAATAGAATCCGAGATCTATTGAGACGGTCCTTGTCCCGGATTCATCGCGGGAAATTACTTTGCCCCTTCGCCAGCCGCTTTTTCGTTTTCTTCATCAATCACTTCCATAGCGAAGGTGAAGATCTGCTGGAGTTGCGGAACAGTCAGTTTTTCAAGAACTTCGTCAGGTACTGAAGGGATAACCTTACGAACCAGATCTGCATAAGCTGTCACTTGCTCAACAGGAGACATGTTCATGAGATCTTTGCCTTCCATCTGCTTGATGGAAACGAACAGACCTACCGTCATTTCAACGATGGGATATTCCTGACCGCCAAATTTGATGCTTTTCTTCGGAGGCAGAATGGAATCGAGATCGAGTAATTTGGTCATTGGTTAAAATCCTTTTAAAAGAGAGGCTCATCCTGAGCCTCTGCTTAATTACTGATTAATCTGCGGAGTTAATCGTTACTGACTTAGTAGCCTTCTTAGAACCGCTATTGCTGGTGAAGGAGATGTTTGCAGTACCCTGCGCCACACCGCGCACAAGACCCGTTTGATCTACCGTGGCCTTTTCCTGGTCTTCGGATTCCCAAACACCGGTTTTGTCTGCGGCATCAGCTGGAGTGATTTCGGCTGTCAGTTGCACAGTTTCTCCAGCTTTTACGGTTGGAGATTCCGGTGAGATCGACACAGTTTTTACCGGTTTAGGACCGCTCATTTTGCCCAGAACGCCTTCATCATCCGGGTATGCGCTGAACTGAACAGAGAACACACGAACATCATCAGACTGGTAGGTCATAGTGAAGTTGCCCGCGGTTGCCGCTTTCGGGATGGTCAACACATAGTCGGTGGTGTCCTGCGGAGTCAGAACCAGCTCCTTCGCCACATCAATCAGGTTAACGCCCTGTGCAGATGTGATCGTGACAGAGTTGTCATCTTCGCTCAGAGTAGAACCAGGCATCAGGTCAACCATGTTTTGGAGTACAGACTCAGCCAGAGGCGCGGTGATGGTAATGTTGCGCCCCTGAACTAATTCGGAAATTACGGTCTGCCCCAACTGATCGACGGTGACTTTCAGCGTTTCAGTGGCTACTTCAACCTGAACACCACCTTTGGTGTAACCCAAATCCACACCACCAAACGACACCTTACAGGCACCAAGTTTGATGTTTTTTACATGGGTATTAGACATTGATGGAAAACTCCTTTTTCCGTTAATTCTACGCATTCATTGCGCTAATAGTAAGTATATACTTACCAATTGAGTTAATTCAATAAATAGCCAGCAAATTCAACAGGAATGCCTGCTTCTATTAATGCCCCATCATTTTTGGGATAAATGATTGGCATCGCCATCGGTCGTACAAGTCGAAAATAAACACCACCAGATTCCGTTTCCTCTACTGGAAACATCTCAATGATTTTATTGGCTTTCTCAACCGTCGTAGTAATTGACGAACCACGCACAATGATTGTGAATGATTCGTGATAAAAGCCCTGTAGCTCATGATCGATGCTGATACCGGTATTTGGGTTAATAAGCAGGACGCCAGATTTCACATTGGCAGGCAAGTAGTGACAGAAAATGTCAGTCCCGACCGTGCCAATCTTTGCCTTCTGCATCAAACTTGCAAACGCTTCAATAAACACATTAACCTCTCGTAAATCCGGCTTTTCTGGCAGCCTCAAGAATCGCTTCTGAGAACTGCTTCTCGCTAATTTCCACCGCTCTTTCCAGAAAGTGTGGCCCAACACGGGGTTTAACACCGGCAATTGGTGGGTTTGTCACGTTCTTCATTCGAGAAAGATAACCGAGTCGGTATTTACCCAGCTCCATGTACTTAGCATAGTCACCTACTTCTACGCCCGGATGCCCCTGACGTGGTTTTGCTCCAGACACAGAAAGCTCAATACGCAGCCCTGAATAACCTTCTTTAATCACCCTGGCAAAGATGGCTGTCTCCAGAGATCCGGTTTCCAGCGGGGCCATTGCACGGCTGAGGCGCTCAACCAAACGCGCCAGCTTTTCCATGTCCCGAATAAGATATCGCTTAAATGCTTTCTGGCTGTTGTTGAGTCTATTCCCCGCACGTTTGAACTGATGCGCATCGTATTTCAGACCCATATATTCGCCCCTACTTCAAGATGCCCAGGTCTTCCTCGTAGCCCCCAGCGGCGATGAACACTGGACACCTTTAATTTTTGACCTTCAAGGATCAGTACATCATCAAGTTGTACAGCCGCTTCTAAAGGGACAACTAACACAGCATCAAACAGCTCCAGACTCGCCTTACCACGACTACCAGAGCTATCAGCACGAACTGACGATTTCTCATTACTCTGTTCGAACTTAACCACGCCGACATTCGTCTTCCTGACGAATTGTAATTGCGCCTCACCGTAAACGTTCTTTGCGCCAAAGCGGTAGATCGCAATTTCTGTTTGCCATGAAATATTCATGCTCTCTCCCTGTTGTTGTCGGTCGCTCTCATTACTGGCCAAAAAACCTTTCGACCAAAAGTAAATAATGCGACTGGCGTTACGCACGGCGAACAATCATACGGTTGTTGATGTAACTGACCAGCAAGCGCCAGGTACTACGAGCCACATGCACGTTTGCAGCTTTACCGGTACGGTACATGTTGGTTGTTTCACCGATGGACTCTGACAAAATGCCATCCTCTCGTGCTGCGGCTACATCATTGCCATTTGCGATCTCACACGCTTCGTTGACAACGGCAAGCATCAACGCTTCTTTGAAGTAGTCAGGGAACTCTTCAAACTTCTCCTGCGTCATCTTTTCCCAATCGACTAAATCATGCCGGTACGCTCCATCTGCTCCCCACGGAATGTCATACACATTCAGCATATTTTGAGGGCGATCGTATCGGTCAAAGTCGATACGTAGAATTTTGCGGATTGAGAACGGTAAAGTTTTAATTCGTCTGGTAGCCTCAATGAGACGCTTGCGCATTAAGCCTTCACCATCCGACAGCAAAGTGTCCCCATTCAGCATATCGATCGCCTGCATTTGAGCATCAGCGACAGTTGCAAACGACTGTTCTGGTATCGACAGTTCAAAACTATTCAGCAGAACATACATTTGCCGCTCTTCATGCGTCAGACCCGATGCAACAGCCTTCACAATGACGTACCGCAGATCTCGCTCTTTCTCAGAGAGCTGGTTATATTCAGCCGACACGACAACCGGAATCGACATTTGACCGATGGTAATTTCTAGCGGCTCGCCATCAACGAGAATAGCCCCGGTGCTGTCCTTTACTGTGTAGGTGGCAGATTCGATATCCAGCACGTTGAAGGCAAATGAAAGAGAAACAGCTTCACCGCTACGATACGAGTCGATCTGCGCCATTACTCACCGCCTTGTGCTTTCAGGATGCCGTCAATCATTTCGACAATTCCTTTCGCTTTGACACCAACCTGATTACCAATAACTCGTAGACCGGCAATACCTTCGTTGTCTGCAATTGACTCCAGCTCTTCTCGTGTGAAAGTCTGGATCTGTTTGGCCGGTTCATCTGGTGTCCCACGTTTCATTGGCACAATGTCAGGCGCTGCTGGCTCGGTAATCAGGTCTGCTGTCAATTCACCACGATCACTGTATGCGGCAGACGGAGAAACATTTTTGCCCTCTACTGTTGACGCTCGCATTGAAGCACAAATCCTCTGCTGATCGATAAAAGGCAACTCCGCTACGGATACCCCGTTCTCGAACTGAACGCCACACAGCATTCCCGAATAACCGGAAAATTGCGGTTCTAATAAAACAATTTTTGCTGGTTTCATAACGCTTTCTCTCCACTTGGGCGGCGAAAGCCGCCCAATATCGGTTATTCCTGTGCGGCAGTAACTTCTACAGTTGCTGTCGCTTTGTGGCTACCATCTTGGGTAGTAACCTCGATTGTGGCAGTACCAGCCGCAACACCAGTTACAACACCGGTTTCGCTGTCAACCGTTGCAAACTCGGTATTTTTGGATTCCCAAGTAACGGTTTTATTTGTGGCTCCTGCCGGCTCGACATTTGCTGTCAGCTGAACAGTTTTGTTTGCCTCAACGGTTGTGCTATTTGGGTCGATTTCGACGCCGGTAACAGCCACAACAGGCGCAGTTACTTCCACCGTTGCAGTTGCCTTTTTGCTGCCATCTTGGGAAACGATCTCAATCGTCGCAGTGCCAACTTCTACACCAGTAACGTTCCCGCTCTGGTCTACCGTTGCCTTATCTTCATTTTTGGAAGACCAGGTAACAGCCTTATTCGTCGCATTTGACGGCTGAACATTCGCTTTCAGACTGACTGATTTCCCTTTCTCAACAGACGTTGATTCTGGCGTTACCGTTACGGATTGAACGGCTACCGGATTTACGGTGACTTCCACTGAAGCGGAAAGCTGGGTTTCCTGATCAGTTGCAGTAATTTTTACTTTGCCTGGTGCTACGCCAGTTACTAATCCAGTGCCGTTAACGGTTGCAATTTGGTCATTGGCTGACTTCCAGGTGAATGAACTGGCACTCTTACCCATACTAATACCTGCACTAAGTTGAACAGTTTTCCCAACCAAAACTGACGGTGAAGCCGGGGTTATGTTTACGGATTGGGAGAGGGGAACCGCCTGCAAACAAGCAGATAGCTGACTTTGTTGCCGCTCGGTTAAAGGTTCATCGGAGATAGAATTGGTAAATCCGGCACGGCACATATGCCCCGTAAAATCCGAAAATGCCTCTTCCGTAATCTTCATCTTTTGTTCTGGCATTTCTCGCTCCTACAAAAAGGGTGGGCGTATAGCCCACCCTTTAACATAGATAACTACTTATCTACTACACTGATTAAATTTTTACATTGGTCAGTGCAGCGATAGCCTTATCGTGCTTATTCGCCAGAGAGCAGTACCACTTCACACGGGTACGTACTGCGTCTTTGTTCTGTACAGTACCAATGTTTTCAACAACGATACCTGCGTTATCGCCGCCATACAGACCAGTAACGCCGTTCTCTTCTGACAGATGCAAGCAGTAGATGCTTGCTTTGCCAGAATCAGTCGGGATGAAGTCGTTGATGATGAACGGAACGCCGTTATGACACAGCATCGGACGACCGAAGTTCTCCATCATGATTTCAGACGGACCTACGTTTACTGTACGCAGCAGCGCACGGTAAGCACGAAGGTGCTCTGAACGCATCATGATGCAGTCAGCACCAAGATCTTTCACCGCATCGACCAGTTCGTCGAACATAGAGAAAGTCATAGATGCACCGGCGATATCGATCTTCTGATCTGCGTGCATCAGGCGTGGAATGCCGTCAAACGCTTTGTTGTTGGTGCTGGAGTCACCCAAAATCAGATTGCGACGGAACGCACGAGCCAGACCTTTAACTTTCTGACGAACCTGAATAGCCAACTGGTTATTGGTGTCGGCCATAGTGGTTGCCAGGAATTTATCAACGTCTACGTCACCAGCCAGAATACGCAGTTTCGCAACGCATTCTTCGAAGGTTGCTGCACCTTCCGGGATGGTGTCGTTAACGTCGATGAAGGTAGCTTCACTCAGCGTTTTTTCACGGTTGTACAGATATGCCTTTGAAGTAATTTTCATAAAAGGCAGGATGGCAAACAGGTCATCGCGATCGATGATGGTTTCAATCACGCCCTGTTCAAGTTCGTTGTTAGACAGCTTTTCAGCTTCTTCACGCAGTAATGGCATCTATCAATTCCCTTTGATTTAGATGTTACTTAAGTCCAATTTTCCCCAGACCGGAGGCCAACTTATCCATAGTCGACTTGTTCTTCGGTTGGGATATTGTGTAGGTCGATTTGGAATGTGAGCCTACACCCTGCTTGGCTTCGCTACGCATCAATGCGTCAGCTTCCGGATCTGCCCGCACAATGCGTTCAATCGCGGATTCAAACGGCAACGGCTTACCTTCACCGTCAACCAGAACAGCTCGTTCTTTATGACCTGCCGGTTTGTCATAACCCACTACGCTACCGTCTTCACCCACTTCAAAATGAGAACCGTAGATCACGCGGGCTTTTGCCGGAGTCATCAGAACTTTGTCACGTAGGAAGAGAGAGTTACTGAAGGAAGCGCCCACGGTCATCTCGACTAATTGAGATTTCAGTGATGCGTTTTCACTTTCCAGTGCTGCATAACGTTCGTCACGCTGTGCCAGCTCTGCCTGGTGTGCTTCGATCATCTGTTTTTTAACAGCATCGAACTCACCACGACGCTCCAGTTCAGCTTGCTCCGCCTCACGACGTGCGTTTTCTGCGGCCTGTTCAGCTTCTAAAAGCTGGCGAGCACGCGCCGGGTCGATTTCACCGTACTGAGCAAGCTGATCGGCCAATGTGCGCTCTTTCTCTTTGCGCTTCATGTTCTCTTTCAGCAGTTCAGCACCAGCTTTCTTGGTTTTGCGAAGTTCGGCCAGTAACTCTTCATGAGTCATGCCAGCGTATTCGTCATCACCCTTCGGCTGCTCTTTTTGTTCACCCTGCTTGTCAGGATCTTGTGTACTCTGCTCATTATCAGCAGCTACACCGCCAGCGCCCCCACGCTCATGCGCTTCAGCAACATCCATCAGACCACGACGGGCCAAAAGCATTTGCCACAGTTTCATAAAAATTCCCTTTGTTACTTATCACTCGTTCTCTTGAGTAGATGAGTCCCCATTCCCTCGGGGTTGATCTTGCCCGCTTTCTTGGGCTGCACCACGATCATAAGTAAGTACTGACTTATTTTCAAGGGTATTTAGATCATTTTTTGGAGGAAAATTCAAGAGATCTTTATCAAATTCCTTTTTCATCGCCTCAGTAATGTTCGGGAAAATCTTCTCAATAAGCATTTCCATCTGGTGACGACGTACAGAGTCCGGTGCCTGAAGTAATGACAGTTTCTCGGCAACAGAAAATTCATCAGTAAGGCCACGAATATCGAAACTTTCTGGATACGCAATTAAAGAGTGGTCTTCGTCCAGATCTACCCCCATCCATTTCGCAACCAGTAGCATGATTTGGCGTTCAGCCCTTTCCAGACGCTCTGCTTTTGTGACAAGCAAGCTATTTACACGCTGGAAGTCATACATTTTTGCGGCACCAGATGAATTATCGATTCCCTGTGCGTTGTCCTGCTTCGTTCGCTCACCAGCTACACCAACTGAATGGTAGATTTCGTTAATCACCGTCTTAATCGTAGTGATGATCATCTGAGCTTGTTTCGGGTCTGGTGACAGATAAAACGGCTGGTTTCCACCTTCAGAATCGTAGGTGAAGACTCGCTTTGTGCCCATTTCAAGCACTTTAGTGTGGTTTTCATCACCAGGTAAAAGCGACTGTACCGGTATAGCCAACTGGCTAAATGTCTGATCCTGAATAATGGCATCAAGGTTTGACAGATAGTTTGCAACCGCACGATCAAGATAAGCGATATCATCGATCAACGATGGGCTGAAATACGGTGATTCACTTTCTCCAATACAATCAACAGGAAACACAGGAACTACGCCGAGATTATGCTCACCGCTATCCTCTAAAATAACTTTTGCCTGACGGCGACCTGCTCCACCAGCGCCCTTCTTCACTTCCTCACGGAACAGATACCACTCGTTTTGTGTCCACAGACGATAACGTTGGTATTCCTGACCTGTAGAAGTAAAAGGATCTGCGTCATCACGAGCGACTTCCACAATTAACGCCCACAACATATTCCCGTCGTCGTCCCATGCCACATCCAGCATTTGCTGAGGTGAAATCCAGTAGGCGTAGGCGCGAGCATCTTTCTTTTTCTCGTCAGCTACTGACTCAACATCACCACTCATCGTGCTATCGACAACAACCCATATGCGACCGTAAATAGACGACTGCAAATCAATAGCGGCCATAAATGAGTCAATAGAGGCATTCTGGCGAGTCGCACGTTTCCAGAAATTGCGGATCTGCTCTGGTGCCTCTTCGATATTTCTATGAATGTCTTCTTTAAAGAGATATTTGTTGATGAGGTTTACCACCTCACGAGTGTGGTTGAAGCGATAAGCACGTTCAACTCGCTCCTTAAACTCCTGATCTCCCTCTTTAAAGTAACGAAAGATATTGTCTGTAAACCAACCACGCCCGCCAGCGTAAGTGCTGGCGAGGAAGTCCCAATGTTCTTTTTTCTTTTCGTATTCCGGGTGGCGTCGCGCCACCAGATCCTTAATTTGTTTGTCGTTCAATTCCATTTGAATAACCTTAGATAATTACTTACCTATCGAGAACCACCAAGAATAACACGGTTTTTGACTGGATACCTACGATGTACTGGATAGCCCAATGCGTCTGCACTATGCTCAATGCCACCTGTCTTATCCATATCTCGTGTTCCAGGCTTGTAGATGACTTTTTCCAGTGAATCAATCAAATGCTTGCACTTCGGATCGATATACAACCGGATATCTCCAGATGCGGTCATCAGCATTCGGTTAACAGCATTAACACGATCCGCAATTGGCGGGTGCTTTTTCGAATAATCGACACGTAAGAATCCCTTCTCTTTGAATATGTCGACGTCAGACTCCCCGCGAGCATGTTGGCGATAAGCACCTGCCGGATCTGGAAATACCGTTATCTGTGATTTCCAGCGCCAGAAGCGTCTCTCAAGCTCATCACAAACCTCTGCCGTGTTAGAGGAAAAGAGCACCAATTCATCAATTGCCCATAGCTCACCATTTGGCTGAGGTTGCAAAATTACTGAAGACATCGGGTCAATGTTGAAGTCCTGCCCTACCCATATAGGCAACCGAGGGTTGAACTGAAGCGGTTTTACATGCACGTTACGATCGAACGGGTAGTAAACGCGCCCGGACATGTTCTCAAAGCTCGCCAGGTACTCCTGAGCGAACGATTTCGGGTCCATATCGTTCTTAGCAGCTTCAATTTCCGCCGTAGGCACAAACGGAGAATCGGCAGTTACAAACTGCCAGCTCTTCCACTGTCCCTTTCTTTGCAGCTCTACGTTCTGGCCTATAGTCCACAGTTTGTGAAATTCCGAGAAACCTTTTGGCGTACCAATGATCAGTGCACCGCCGCGTGTCGATGAAAGAGTAGGTCGTAACACCTTGTACCAGGTGTCAGCCTTCATATCCTGAAATTCATCAAGCACTACAAAATGCAACGCTACGCCGCGCAGAGTGTCAGGCTTATCAGCACCTTTGAGGGCGATCTCCGAACCGTTCTTCAACACGATTGTCATCGTGGTGTCGTTCTTTTTCCTAACCCACTTACGAGGCAGAACTTCCTGTAGATCGTCCCACAAAATCTGGCGAGCCATCTGGTAAGTAGGAGCGACATACCAGACCCTTTGCTTTTTTTCCTTTGCCGCCGCACGAATAATAGTGGAGATCGACAACCGGGATTTTCCCCAGCGTCGACCAGCACAAACAACTTTAAATCGATGCGGAGACTGGAAGACTTTCATCTGTCCAGAATGCAGTTGCACAAGACTGAGCGAGGACGGGATTGCCATTATTCGTCCTCCCCTTCACTTCCATCATCTGTCGCATCAAATTCGCTTAGAGCTTCTTCTTCCAACGTCTCAAGCAATTCGTCATCGATGATTTCAGGCTCGTCGTCTTCCTGACGTAATTTCGCCACCTGGGAAGGCGTAAGCTCACCAAATACCAGGTTCGGAATTTCTTCCTCGTCATTTTCCGCATGATCCATGCCCAATGCTTTGGACGAAACTTCAAAGCATTTTGCAAGGGTATTACTGGCTCTCTGTAAGCTCTTGAGAGAATCCTCAATCGCCCCTAAAGGCTTACCCTCACGTTTGGCCGTAGTGACTTCGACCATCACCATCTGCCCCAACGCATACGCCCAGCCGTCATAACGTGTACGACGTTCTTCTATCTTTTCCGCACGGGCTTTAGCGCGAAGCTCTGCGTCAGATTTAAGAGACTCACGAACCATCTTCCCAACAGAGTCCGCGCCTTTCTCTAATCCTCGCTTTTTGAAATGTCTGGAGAGTGTTTCACGACGAATGCCGTACTCTTCCTCCAGCTTTGAGAGTGTATATTCGCCTGACGTCCATTTGGCTTCAGCTTCGGCCCACTCCGCTGGTGTCAGGCGAGTTTTTACCTCGTCTTTTTCGACCGTCATAGATCCCTCTAAAACACACAGAGCGCGTCCATGCGCTCTAAAACAACTTGTTTACTGCATTTTCTAACCAACTTGTTTTCTGGGTTGTTTAATTAGGTCTGGGCATGTCTTATTAAGCCTGCTTCCGTATATATTTAATAAGTTACTTATTATTTATATATACAGAAGCAGGTCTTTAAATAAGCTCCCAGACCGATTACATCACCAGTAACTTCGCTTTGGCTCGACCTAAAGTGGTTAACCCAAGAGTTCGGCGGTGATAGCGATTGTCACTGCGTTGGCGCGTATGCCCTTTCTCCACAAGCCCCTTTTTTATCAGAGCGCGAATTGAGAACTGGATACTTTGCTTGGTTGTCTTGTACGGCAAAACTTCAAGCAATTCGTCCAGATCAAGTAGATGACCTCGCTCATAACCGAGATTGAGCGTTTTGATGATGTCCTTTTGTTTATCGGTTAACGTCATGGCAAATCCTTATGCCGGTAAAGCAATTTCTAACGGTTTATCCAAAGGTTGTTTGTCGAATGCCAGCAGTGGCAGCGTGTCAGGCAGTCGACGACCAAAGTCAGGGTTTCGATACACCCCATACAACGGAGACGTAAAGCTCAGGTTGTGAATGTCCTTGAGCAACTTCACAATGCTGGCCTCGTCCACCAGACTGTCGGCAATGTCCTGAATCGTCGTGCCACGATTCCGCCCAGCTTTTGCCAGGGAACTGTTCTTATGGTAGTCCGCCACCAGATCACGCAGTGCACGGCGACGACGAGACTCGCTCATTGCGAACAACTCTTTGACGATCGCCTCGTTATCACCCGGGTCGGAACGAAAATGGCGCTGGAATACACGCAGTGCACTTTCATAGCTCTTCGGTCGCTCAGGGCGGATGAACTTAAACCCTGCTTTCATGGCGAAGGGATTGTATTTGCTCATCGAGGACTGGATCTCAATGATTGGCCGGTCATGCATCCTGCTAACCAGGTTAATCATTCGATAAGAGACGCCTACGCCACGATACTGAGTATCCACAACTGAGCGACTGATCACCGCAAAGTTGTTATTCACGTACCGACCCCAGTACTGGTTAGCCACGGTGGTATTAGTGGTTGGTTTCAACTTAGGAAACATGCGGTGGCGAGGTGCCAACAGTAGTTTCGGGTAAGCCATAACCACGACGCCCACCAGACGGTCATCAAGTTCGCAGCGATAGTAAGTTGGCGCGAAAGGTTTGCCGTCTGTTTTGTAGTGAAGCGACTTAAGAGCGTGCCAGTCCTCTACAGTTCCCTTTGTAACAGTCATTCGCTCCAGAAAGTCCAGATGACGCGGAAACTCTTCAGGGCGGTAGCGTTTAATGATGATGTCCGTCATGAATGGACCTCATCATGACTACCATTGTGATATTCCACCTTCACGCGTTCTTTGTAGTGCTTGGTGATCTGCATATCCGGGCGCAGCGCGTTCTTCAGGTCTTCGTGAGTCGTCGCCACCATTACCGTCGCACCAACCTTTCGCGCGGCACGCTGGAGGTTAGACGCCACAACCTGAGCGGTTACACGGTCGAGAACAGCGCCGAACTCGTCAGCAGCCCACACTTTAGCGCCTGACTCAATCAGTTTGGCAATCTTGAGACGATATTTCTGGCCGTCTGACATTTCAGAAGGCTTGCGAACAAACAGATATGCATCGTTCAGACCAGCCATAGATAACAACCCAAGCGCATCACTGGTCGTTTTGCCCAACTGATCGATGACGTTAACCTCATTATCGAAGGTAAAATCATCGATGGAGGCTACAGACAGCCCTTCATCCTTCATCTGTCGTTGCAACTCGCGCAGCACAACGGATTTGCCGGAACCGGATTGGCCGGTGATGTACACCACATCGCCCTGCTTCACTTCCAGCTCCAGATTGTCGTAAAGCGTCCACTCTTTTTCGTCCAGGCCAAGCCCGAACGACTCAGCGATTTCCAACGTGCGCGTGGTTTTATTTACGCGTGTCTGAAACGATATGTTGATGATGTATTTGCTCATGCAGCCATCTCCCCGGAAGAGATCTTCTCCGCATATGCCACAAATGCGTCTACCCCGCTTTCTCCCGTCATTTCTTCCATATGGGCAAGCAAATCACCAACAACAATGGCAGAGCCAGCAGGGAGCGTTTTAAAGCCCAATACGTCGACAACACGTACTTCTTCCGCTGCAACTTCACGACTGATCTCGGTGTGTTCATCCTTCTGTCGTTTAGTTTCTTCGCCAAGATCGATAACTAGCGAGTCGGTGTCCATTTCTTCTGTCATACTGCCAACGAGAACATTCAACTCACGCTCTTCAAAGCCGAAAACCTCGATATCGTCCAGAACAAGCGACTCAAGCTCTTTCTGTAGCTTAATTGCATCGTAATCAATGCTGGCAAGTCGGTTATCTTCAAGGCGCTTCGCACGAACCTCGTCATCACTGAGATCATCGCGAACAATAACCGGTACGCGCTCAAGTCCAGCAAAAATTGCAGCCTCACGGCGGCCGTGGCCAGTAATAATTACGTCGTTCTTATCGACCGTAATTGGCTGGTCAAATCCGCGCTTTTTAATGGCTGCGGCCAGATCTCGGATCTGCTGTTCATCATGCTTTTTGGCATTCATCTCATAGGGAATAAGATCTGCCGGGTCGCGATATACGATTTCAAACTTTTTGGTCATTACATACGCTCCTTGTAGTAGTCGACCAGCCACACCAGAGCCTCACCAGCGTTCTCCATTTCATTACCGGTGTTAATAGCCTGCTCTTTGATGATGTTTTTTATGGTTTCTGCAACACGATCTGACGCATCGAAAGTTACTTTGAAGCGCATGGTCTGATGTTCCGCACCCACACGTTCGGTTTTCTCTCGTTTGTCGGTATCGACAGGCTCATCACTACCACGAGACAACGCCTCCAGTGCTTCAAGGTCGATTGCCGCCTCTTTTGCTAAAACCATCGAGATTTCGTCGTCATACGGGGCGATTTCAGACAGTTGATAGTCAAGTTCTGACTGAATTTCTTCAATGAAGCGTTGCAATGCGATTTGGTCGTCTTCACCGTATCGCTCGTTGTCCACCAGTGACATCTGTTTAGCTACGACATCGCTAATTTTGCCCACAGAAAGCACCGGAACCGTTGAAATTCCTTGCTCAATAGCAGCACGCCAGCGATGTTCGCCGCCGAGGATTTCAAAAAATCCATCTTCAAGTTCACGAGCCAAAATTGGCTTAAAAAAGCCCAATTTTTCGATAGAACCTTTCAGTTTTTCAAAATTCTGCGCACCAACCGAATTGGTGTTCCAGGTATTCGGGCGAAGGTTGGCAACATCAACCTGCAAAATCGTGATTTTTACATCCATTTTATTGCTACAATCCACTAAGTAATCACTTACTTATTATAATAGCCAAATAACATACAAAAGGCACTAAGGAAAGAGGTTTATGACTGTTCGGATTGTATCTAACGCAGTTAATGCGCTTATTTCTGGCGCAGATGACAAGGTAAAGCAAATGGTGCAACAGATGTTGAGCTACGAAGTCGAGACTGGCGACTGGAAGGGCACAAGCACGATGTTCAACTGGAGTAAAAACTCGTTCCCTGCTGGCTTTGCCAAGCCTGTAGCGGCGAACTTGAACAAGGCGGGCATCAAATGTGTTCATATCCGCAAAGACAAAGCCCCGGCGCTTGGTAAACCAAATCCTGCGGTTAACCCATTCCCATACAATCCTGATTATGCGTATCAGGATCAGACTGTGGAAACACTGGTTCGAGAGGGAATGATGATTGCGCAGATCGCTACTGGTGGCGGGAAATCTAACGTTGCCTGCAAAGCAGCTGCACGTATCGGTCGAATGACATTATTTTTAACAACCCGCTCTGTTCTGATGTTTCAAATGGCCGAAAACTTCCAGAGATCCATCGACTACCGCGCCGAAAATGGCGAACCGTGGTTAAAAGACCAAAAGGTTGGAGTCATTGGCTCGGGTGAGTTCCAGGTATCACGACATATCAACGTCGCTACAGTTCAAACTCTTGCAAGTTTCCTCGAAGAACCACCACGCGATGCAACACCAGATAAGAAAAGCTACCACCTCAAACGTCGGGAGTTGGTGAAACGCTTCCTTTCAAGTGTCTCTCTTCTTATTCTGGAAGAGGCGCATGAGTCTTCAGGCTCAAATTTCTATGACATCGCCAGATTATGTGTGAACGCAGACTATCGTCTGGCGCTTACAGCCACGCCGTTCATGAAGGATTCGACGGAAGCCAACATGCGCCTGATGGCGGTGGCCGGGCGAATTGAAATTAAAGTCACAGAAAAGTACCTGATTGATCGAGGCATTCTGGCAAAGCCGTACTTCCTTTATCATAAAGTTGCCTACAAGCCAGACGAGGCCAGAATCAAGGCCGAACTTGCCAACAAACACCTCAATTTTAGAGTTGGTATGAGCACCGCCTACCAAAAGGCTTATCAGTTGGGGATCGTGTATAATTTGGGACGTAACGAGGCCATTGTTCGCGAAGCATTGCTCTATAAGCAACATTCTCTCAATTGTATGACTCTGGTTCGTCTTAAACGCCACGGGCAAATCCTGATGGAAATGATGAAAGAGTCCGGCCTTAGAGTTGACTTCATCTATGGGGAATCTAACCAGGCGACAAGGCAAGCAAAGCTGAACAGTTTAGCGTCTGGAGAAATAGATGTTTTAATAGGCTCGACTATTCTGGATGTCGGTGTTGATGTGCCAAGCGTTGGTGCGGTCATTCTTGCTGGTGGTGGGAAAGCAGAAGTTGAAATGAGGCAGCGTGTCGGTCGTGGCTTACGAGCCAAAAAAAATCAGGCAAACGTGTGTTTTATCACTGATTTCATTGACATTAGCAACAAATACCTGTTGTCTCACTCTTATGAGCGAAAACACATCATCGACACCACACCTGGCTTTGCAGAAGGTGTATTGCCTATTGATGGAGCATTCGATTTTGGAGTTCTGAAACGAGATTAGTTATGAGCGAAAAGAAAACAACTTATTGTCAGGTAGCATTGTCTGATAAGGCCAATGACAAACTTGGAAAGTTTCAAGTGAAACTAAAAGAAAAAAATATCAAAATGTCTAAGGCTGAAGTCATAAATACCATTCTGGAACAATTGACAATGGCCGACTTTGACAAGGTTATATCTTCTGTCGGGGCTTCCGCTAAGACTCGTGAGAAAATCATGCGTATCTATGAGAACTCTAATATGACAAAGGAAGATCTCGAAACGCTATTAAGCAGATTAAAATAATCACGCTATCAATTAGGGAGACAAAGATGAAGTCTCCCATACTGTTCACTTTCTGTTCTAAAACTATCATGAAATACTCGCTTCTCCCTCTACTAACGTTACCAGTGTTGATGCTTACCGCGTGCCAATCACGCCCAATATCAATCCATGACGCCAAACCAGCACCGCAGGCCAAAGTGTTCAAGTATCAAAGCGCAGCGCCAGCTACGTTGGTGGTAATGAGAGACACAGGTTTTGTAGGAGCTGGATGTGATGCTTCCATTTTCATCAACGGCGAAACTGTCGCAAAACTGGCTACAGGCGAAAAAGCGACTTTCCATTTAAATGCCGGAGAATTAATTGTGGGTGCATCTCTTGAAGGTGCAGGTTTATGTGCTCTAAACCCCGCTCGTCAAGAGCGAGAAACGACTCTGAAGAATGGAGACACAAAAGCGTTCAGGGTGTTCACCAGCAATTCTGGTGACATCGACATTCTGCCAACAACTCTGTGATGACATGACAACCAAAGATATTACCTACGGTATCCAAGCTGAACTCTGGCCGCGAGATTACACTAACGTTGAAAAACTACTGATGTTCTGGCGCAGAGAACAAATTCCTGTAAGGGTCACTCTCGAAGATGGCCAGGCGTTTTGCATGTACGTTTATGGCCTCATGCCATCTCGTAACAAAGTTGACCTTTGCCCAGCCCCTTTTGACAAAGAAAATCGTATAAGGCTCCCACTTGAACGCATTAGTACAATTGAATCAGGTGTGGTTGACAGTATCGCTCACGATTTCAAAGGTCGACTAACAGTTCACCCTGATTATGTCGATAATCGGCCATCACGCCGCGATTTTTTTGCAATTTGCAACCAAGCCTACAAAGCAAACAAATCTATAAGGGTGTACATGGCGGATGGCCGTGAAATTGAGGGGGTGTCAGCAGGCGCAGATGCTTGTCAGGTTACACTACGTGTCGAGAACGGTAGAAAAATAGTTGTTTTGTTCGATTGGGTTGAACGAATTTTGCCTTTTTGAGTTATGAAATCGATATTGTTACCACCATTATTTTTACTTTGCTCAGTTGCGGCAAATGCAATGGACTATAAGCCTGTCATTCAGTCGCTGATGAATGACGTGTGCTCAACGTCTCAGAATGTATCAGTTTGCATGTATCAATTTTCGGCAGCCGTAAAAGCAGGAAAAGCGATAGGTGAGAATGTGGAACTGTGTAAGAAAGTGGCAAATGAAGAACGGGCAATGTTGGATTGCGAATCTAGCGAGTCATCGGCACAGTTCGTTGATGCGCTATTTGACACCAATCGTAAGGCTGTAGAGTCTGTTCAATAAATCTATAAGGTTAATAACCGGCTAAGTCCGGTTATTATTTTTCACATCACTTCTTTATATCTATAAATCAAATAATCTAAATATATATAAGGTCGAAAGCCGGAATCGATTATTTATTTAGGGAACACCTTCGACGATCTCGCTTTTATTTCTAGGACTTTCATCCCTGCAAAAAATTTTAAAAAAACACTTGCAATCTTTTTTCGCGTATCGATAATTGAACTCGTCGAAAGCGAAGACGCTAACGACAATAAATTTTAAATTTACATAAGGAAAAATTATCATGGCTAACATTATCATTTCTAAAAAATCCATCATTGAAGCTGCTTCCATTGTATCCGATGAACTGCGCGAAAAAGCAGATCTGGCAACTCAAACATATAACGAACATTATAAAAATGGTACGCACACTAAAGCAGACAAAGCAAATATGCAAGCTGCGACCACTAAACTTGCTTACTTCATCAACAACGTCGTAAACGCAGTAGAAGACGAAAAATTATGCTCTGTTTTCTACTATGCGATTAAAGCAAGCAAACAAGCGCCAGAAGTATTTTTTCGTGATGCAATGACTAATAGTTATTCTCTGGAAAAACTGGTTTATCTGGTTAAATCAATTAAATCTGGTAAATGCGTTTATTCCATCGCTGATATGTCTGGATCTCGTGTATTCGCTTTAATCGATATGATTAACGACGAGATCGACACGTTCACCAATGGCGCTGTTTTCGATTTAATGAATGAAGCTAAAAAAGCGTGTGAAATTAAATTGGACGCTGGCTATACTCAAGCCAACCAGTTGATCAATCTTTGCGAACGTCTTGGACTTGTTGAAAAAGTCAAAGGAGCTGGGAGTGCGAAAGCTGGTACTCAGCAATATCGCTTCATTAAAAATGATTTCTACAATTATTTAGCTGATGCTTTCAAAGCGTAATTAATGGAATCAAGCGCCCATAGTGGGCGCTTTAAAGGAGCTTTAAAAATGGTCAGCTATGACAAGATCCGCGCGGAATATCGCGCAAAGTATCGCGCTTATAAACTGGAATTAATCGATGATTTGATCGCGCAACGCGACCAATTAAATTTTACGTTTTCTGATTTGCTTAACAGCAAGCGAGATTGCAAGCGTAAACGTGAATACTTACGTTTAAGCGCATTAATCGGAAAACTTCAAAATTCTATTTAATTTTTTAAGGAGCTTAATCATGTTTGTTCTTATCGCTGGCGTTAACGTCCATAATGAATATTATGTTAATCGCATCGCTGGGATCGCTGGTTACGCTGGGCGCGCAGTCGAGCTTATAGATGAAACGACGCGCAAAATTGACTTATTGAGCGACCAGGAGCGAAAAAAAGCAGACGTGAACGACGCTGATATATTTTTAATGTTAAAAGCGTTTGTAGAAATGGGATTTAAAATCAGTTTACACAAATAAAATCGAGCGCCCACTATGGGCGCTTTTTTCGTTTCCAATACTCCCACCATAACGCGCCATCATTAGCGCGTTTTTTATTGTCTTTAACTCACTCCAACAACATAAAAATAAGCGCCAAAATAACGCCATAGACGCGCTTTTATATCCTTACCAGTACATACCCATTACTTAACACATTAACGCGCTTAAAACGCGTTATATTGCGCTATAGAGTATGGTTAATCATTGGCTTTTAGTCTTGCTTTATGATCCGCGTTTATTTGTCGGCGCGGATCGGCATTTTGTTTTGTTCCGTATCCGCTCGCGTATTATGTGCGCGTGATTTTTCACATAATCACACCACTTAATCACGTATGTAATTATGCTACGAAAGAAATCTGGATGTCTCAGGTGACGAAAGTCATCATAATTTTCCCCGCTCACCTGTCCGACAACCGCTGGTTGGATTCCACCAGCTTCCCGATGTTTTTTCTACATAAAGGCGAATGCAGCCGTTTCCCGAAAAAATCCTGGCCGTTCCCCGTCGGCTCATGAATACGTTCCTCGCCGTTTCTGAAAATTTCCCTGCGGCAGCTGGTGGCTATAGATAAAGGGCCGTTTCTGGCCCTCTTCTCAGTTACACGCCATCAAGGATGTGGATGCGGTTGCTTGCGTATACATTCAGCATAAAGTTAGCGCAAAACAGTTTCCATGTGTCAACGCCAGCGGTATACGTAATGTTTTTGCATTTAATCGCATTGTTGGCGATCCGCATCCCCTGCGATACTGCTTCATCGTCGGAAAATTTGAACGACGATTGAGTTTTAATCCAGACAGAAATCTGCGTAGCGAACTCAATCAGCTTGGACTGGCAGAATCGCCCGGAGCGCACCGGAAAGACGAACGTTCCGAATCCAGAATTTACCACATACGCTTTCTCAAATACCCGCGAGTAACGACGATTGCCAATGATGTCGCGTGCAATAATGCATTTTTCTTGTGCTGACAGTTCTACCGTCTCATTGTCGCGCCATGCACCAAGTACTCGTTTTTCAATGTCAGAGAACGTTACAGCGATATTGCCATGTGCGGGTGCGTTTACAGTAGCGATAAAATTCATGATTAATTCCTTATCGTAAATAACAAATTGTTTTCTTATTGGTGTTAATTATCGTTGTACGAATAAGGCGTCAAAGTGGAAAGTTGCGGTAGCCGGACGGGAACAGGTGGGTTTGTCGGTTGCCTGGAGGTAAGAGGTTGGTGTTTTTAGCCTGCGGGAAACAGGATGGTCATTTAAGGCCATCAATGCTGATGGCCTTAATAATTATCGACCGATTACGCTAAGGATCTTTTCCTCAACTGATTTGTTGTTGCGACTAAACTGCCTTGCGTATCTGATGACAGAAGAGGCGTTTTGCTTTCTGACCATCTCGGCTCTTTCCTTCAGGCGTTTCTTGAAATCGCCCATATTTACCACCAGGCGCAGAAGGTCAGTCTGTTATTGTGAAAGTCGTGGTTCCTGATCAGGTCTTCCACAAGTTTTTTCAGCTTATCCACGTCATGCCAGTAACCTTCGTCGTACTCCTGACTGCCGAAGAAAAAACCTTCCCGAGTAGGCAAGTACTCTTCGCAATTGCTTTCGTTTATGTGCATCAAATGAGCTTTCAGAAGACAAATGTCATTCATCGTTAATTCTAAAAGCTCACAATTTTCGACTTCACCTACGTTGCGCTCCATCCACCCAACGAGCGCATTGAACTTACGGAAGTAAGCAACCTGCTTTCTGGATGCCTCGTTATTCAGATCGTTTTTAGGCTGTGTCTCGATATAGATATCAAGTCCCATGATGGTTTCCTTATTAAGTTGCTTCAGTGAAATCATTTTCACAAATCTGATAAGGCAGAAAACAAATTGTTATCGGGCATAATAAAATGGCGCGGTTTACGCGCCATTTAAAGAGGATTAAGCGAATACGCTTTCAGGGATTAAGGTGTCGGCAGGAATGCCAGAGGTAATGCGCAGACCGTACTGGCCAATCCAGGTGGTGCTGGTGTTCAGGCTGGAGGCGAATACGGTGTTAACCATATTCATCATGGTTTCAAACACCTCTTCATCAACCTGGCGGAAGTAGTTCTCGATTTTCAGCAGCAGCGGGTCAGTTGCATCGAGAATGGACTGGTATTGAGTCGCGTACTCGCCGCCGGAGGCGTCACCTTTACGCACGATCGTACTGGCCTGGACTTCGGCACCAGTTTCGGTGTTGTACGTAACAACGGTGATTTTTGCCACATTCTTACCTTCGGCGGTTTCAGAGGCATAGTAAACATCAACTGTCAGTTTTTCGCGTTTAACGGTCATTTCACTCTCCGTAGTGTATTGGTTATTTTTATATTCTATGATCGTAAGTATGTACTTACAATACAAAAAAGCCCCGTAAGGATGGCGGGGCTGTCGTACTGTCGACTAATTACCACTTGCACATTATCAGGCTATTGCCATCACTGATGCTCTCTGAATTTCTTGCTGGGCCACGCGGTTAACTTCCATCAAGGCCAGTTCGAGCTGATGTTCCGGCCACATTCTTTGAAATGCCACCCATCCTTTTCCACGCTGGCGACGAACATTCATTACATAACGAGTAAAGGTGTTTTTATCGAAAGACACCGCTGTTTCACGGAACAGACGAATAGAAGTTCCATTGGCAACGATGTCTAGCAAAGTTAATTGAGCAACCAGTGCAGGCTTCTCTTTTCTCTTCTGGTCTTTGTCCAGACCAAGAACCAATGATTTTTTCATCACAACTCCGTAAACAACTTGTTTTCTCAATGGCGTAAATAATACCAGTAAGAAAACGGCTACAAAGCATAATGATCAGGTGCATGATCGATATGCAGGTTCCTCCCTGCGGCTATAGAGAAATTAAGCCAGCATTGCTGGCTTTGGTTGGGGTTACTCGAATACTTCAAGAAACTCCTGAACGTCCCAATGCTGGACGAGGTGAAGATAGACCTTAGAAATCACGTCATTTTCGCTATCGCATGTGAAGTAGTACTTCTGGCTGCGGTTGTATGTGTCCACACAAAATTCGCTCATATCCATAAAGTCAGCATCTTCACCCATGTCGCAAATCATCAAAGCAGGTGCGTCATCACGAGTCATCAGCTCAAGCACCCACCGCGAATTGATCAGAGTGGAAGACCAACCTTCTAACTCATAAAACTGATCAAACTCTTTTTGAGTTAATTTCTTGATTTGGTTGATGTCGATATTTGCAAACATAAAGCAATCCTTAAACAAATTGTTTTCTCGTTGGTGTTATTATCGCAATAACGCACAGGCGAAAAAGGATTTTATTCCGGTGAATGTTGTTTTGGCAGTGAGTTTTCAGGTTCAGTATCGAGTACACTTTTTACATTATTCTGATTTAGTGGCCGAAGGTGGCTGGTGGGCAGAATAATCCTCTCCCCGAAAACCTACTGAAATCGATTGTGACCCGTTGGCTGTCTGGCACAATTACGCTGTAGCTGGGCATTCAGAGGGAATCCAGCGGTAAGTAAGTTCGCCTGCACGTGAGCGCCTCTCTTCTTCCCGCACATTACAGGTGGGTAGCCGCAACTCTCCCTCACGCTATACCGGTACGCCGCCGTTCCTGAACCGGCATCGAGCCTTTTCCCGAAATCCACACAGGCAACTCGACCGTTTCCCTGAAAACCTCCAGCCGTTCCCCGAAGGCAACCCAGCCGTTTCTGTAGCGGGATGCAACCTTTTCCCTGTATGGACCGAAGGCTGACCGTAGGGGTGTTACGGGGGATAAAATCAGGAGTTGAATAAATACGAAAAAGGAGGCGACACCCCTCCTTCCCTCCCCACTTATACATACCTGGCTTCTTCGCTATACATGTTGTGTTTTCTTCGTGTTTTATCTGTCTCAACCTCTCTATAGGCGTTAATGCTCACTCCTTCCAGAACGTTCTATACGGCGACTATTTCTGTTGGTGAATTGGGCGTGTTGTTCTCTCTGTCGGTGTAAATGGTTTCGTTCGTTTTGCGGTGGTTCTTCTATGGGGTGTTCTCGTCGTTTTGGTGATTGTTCTTCTCCGTGTATGGAGTAATGGCAGGTGGGCGATTCCTTTCGTTATTGTGTTTGAGTTGTTTGTCTGGAGTGCGTGAAGGGCTTTTGTAGTTATTCGTGTATTGGGTAATGGCGTTTCCCGTGATTGTTATGTTTCGTGTCTTTTGGGATTGAGAGAAACCTTGCGGTTACAGGCTTCGTTGGGGTTTCAGTGATTCTGATGTTTCTTCGCTGTTTGGGTAATGGCGTGTCGTGGGTATCGCGCGTATGAATGTTTTCGGATTGCCTGTGAAAGTTAGGTTGGTTGTCCGGTAGCCTGGGAAGAAGAGGTGGGTCTTTTCGGTAGCCTGCCATAAAGAGGTTGGTTGTTTTGGGAATGGCATATGTGTTATTTAGTTGTTTTGTTATGCCTGAAATAAGTTGTTTATATGGTTATGTAACGCAACGGGAACGATTTTGAGCGTGTGTTTTTGTTGGTAGTGTGTTGGGTCGTCTGTGGTGAAAATTGGACGCTGTGGCGCTGTCTGCTGCGTAGAATTACGGGTATAAGCAGTGATGTGTGAAAACGTCAATTTTTTAGACCAAATCGGGTGAAAGCGTTGATGTTTCGTTGATCTGTTATTCAGTTGTTTTCTTGATTGTATAAACAACTATAACTTATTGATATTTAAGGATGTGATTGCGGGTATGGAAGGGGAGTAGTGGCGATCAACGGATTCTTATAGAAAAGAATCAAATTGTGACCGCCATTATCAATGAGTTGCAACCGTTAGTTGTTCAGATAAACATTTGGAACACGGACGTAGAAGTTCCTGTCGCCGGTAAGTTCCAGAGTAATGTTAATGTCATTACCATTGTCTAGTGTAGCCGTTGCTCTATAGAACTTATCCGTCACCTTGTCCTCTATTGTCACCTTCATACATTTTGGTGCAGTCGAACCGTTATTCTCTTTCAGAATAGTTGTCACGAGAGGGCAGGCTGCTTCTTCAAGAGCAACCTCGTCCTTGTGTGGGATGCCGATGAAGATAACCCAAGCCAGCGACGCAACGATTATGATAAATGGCACTCTGCTGCCTTTTGTAATAGTCGCGCGCTTCCAGAGATAGACAGGCAGGAGGAATACCCCCCATAGAATTGAAGGTGGTTCACAGCCAGACTCCGATAGAGCCATTCTGTCAGCTACTAACAAACCGATGGTAGTTACACCCCCAATTATAATAGCGTAATTGGTATACTCTTCCGGCGATACTCCAAAGAAGAAAGGCATGAACGCTAGAATCCACGCATAAATGTTATTCAGAGGTTTTGTTTGTTGGTTCTGGGTTTCCATCACATCCATTCCATCACATAAAAATCGCGTTTATATATTATCAATTTTCTCACTTGTATAACCTAAATACGCATCCGTTTATCAATCCACCTTCCACAAACATCAGCTTTAGCTATGAAAAATAACAATCTCAAAGTGAAAACCATTATCATAGGAAACGATTAGATGAGATGGTCTAATTCATCATCTATCATTGCTTTAACACTTGAGTCATTAACCCCGTATTGATTTATGAACCGTTTCAGCTCCGGTGAAAACTGAAGGTAGATATCGTGAGCGTTTTTCACTGTAGGTTCAACGCCACGCATTTCAAGCGCCTTTAGTAGATATGAGTCTTCTTTAAGCATAAATTCTCCGTTGTCTAGTATGAAGCGATTGCCGGATTACCATTGCCAGCACTCTAGCCCTTCAACGACCGGTGCACCACAATCAAAATGTACAGAGTCAAAGCCTACATCAAGTACTTTCTGAATGTTCGCAATCGCGCCCTCGGATATACCATATCGACGCAACTCATCTTTCCAGTCATCGTCCTGTAACCCGGCGTGGACAATGCAACCGTACTCAATTTGTGAAACCCAATCCAGCTCATTGCTTGCGATCATGAATCGGCGAGCATCTTCCTCTGATGTATGAGATGAGCTGATCAATGCCACCTGGTAGGCTTGGGTAATGTTCAACATTTCAACCACTCCAAAACAAGTTGTTTTCTTATGTGGTTTATTATCTCCATCAACAAAAGGTAGAAAACAAATTGTTTTAGGTACTGTGTAAATCAGAAGGGATTGTGTCTATATGAAAATGCCCGGCGTGTTGCCGGGCATTGCGAAGAGAGGTTGTTTAATTACTTAACCTGGTGGCCAGGTTTAGCACCAGCATCCGGGCTTAACAGGAAGATATCTTTCCCGCCGGGGCCAGCAGCCATCACCATGCCTTCAGAGATACCGAAGCGCATTTTACGTGGTGCCAGGTTAGCCACCATAATGGTGTGACGACCAATCAGTGCCTGTGGATCTGGATAAGCGGAACGGATGCCTGAGAAGACATTACGCTTTTCACCACCGAGATCCAGCGTCAGGCGAAGCAGTTTGTCAGAACCTTCTACAAACTCTGCGTTTTCAATCAGCGCCACGCGCAGGTCAACTTTGGCGAAGTCGTCAAAGGTGATAGTTTCCTGAATCGGGTCGTCAGCCAGTGGGCCAGTTACCGGTGCGGCTGTGGCTTTCACTTCTTCTTTGGATGCTTCCACCAGTGCTTCAACCTGCTTCATATCGATGCGGTTATACAGTGCCTTGAACGGATTCACTTTATGGCCCAGCAGCGGTTGCTGGATACCATCCCAGGTCAGTTCTGTATTCAGGAATGCTTCTGCACGTTCAGTCAGTTTCGGCAGTACCGGCTTCAGGTACGTCATCAGCACGCGGAACAGGTTAATGCCCATAGAGCAAATCGCCTGCAGATCGGCATCGCGTCCTTCCTGCTTCGCCACCACCCACGGAGCCTGTTCATCGACATAGCGGTTAGCCAGGTCAGCCAATGCCATGATTTCACGGATAGCTTTACCAAATTCGCGGCTTTCCCATGCTTCACCAATCACTTCAGCAGCATCAGTGAAGGTTTTATACAGTTGCGGGTCAGCCAGTTCGCCTGCCAGCACACCGTCAAAACGCTTATTGATAAAGCCAGCGTTACGGGACGCCAGGTTAACCACTTTGTTAACGATATCGGCATTCACACGCTGAACGAAATCCTCCAGGTTGAGATCGATATCATCAATACGCGAAGAGAGTTTCGCAGTGTAGTAGTAACGCAGGCTGTCAGCGTCAAAATGATTCAGCCAGGTGCTGGCTTTAATAAAGGTGCCGCGAGACTTGGACATCTTCGCGCCGTTCACCGTCACATAGCCATGAACAAACAGGTTGGTCGGCTTGCGGAAGTTGCTGCCTTCCAGCATGGCAGGCCAGAACAGGCTGTGGAAGTAAACAATATCTTTACCGATGAAGTGGTACAGCTCGGCGGTGGAGTCTTTCTTCCAGTATTCATCGAAGCTGGTGGTATCGCCGCGCTTGTCGCACAGATTCTTGAAGGAACCCATGTAGCCAATCGGCGCGTCCAGCCAGACGTAGAAATATTTGCCCGGCGCGTTCGGAATTTCAAAACCGAAGTAAGGCGCATCGCGGGATATATCCCACTGTTGCAGGCCGGATTCAAACCATTCCTGCATTTTGTTCGCCACCTGCTCCTGCAACGCGCCGCTGCGGGTCCATGCCTGCAACATTTCGCTGAAAGAAGGTAGATCAAAGAAGAAGTGTTCGGAATCACGCATTACCGGGGTAGCGCCAGAAACCACCGATTTCGGCTCGATCAATTCAGTCGGGCTATATGTTGCGCCGCAGACTTCACAGTTATCGCCGTATTGATCTGGCGCTTTACATTTCGGGCAGGTGCCTTTTACAAAACGATCCGGCAGGAACATGCCTTTTTCCGGGTCGTACAACTGAGAGATAGTGCGGTTTTTAATAAAACCGTTCTCTTTCAGGCGAGTATAGATAAGCTCAGACAACTGACGGTTCTCTTCGCTGTGCGTCGAGTGATAGTTGTCATAGCTGATGTTAAAGCCTGCGAAATCAGTCTGGTGTTCCTGACTCATTTCGCCAATCATCTGCTCCGGTGTGATACCAAGCTGCTGTGCTTTCAGCATGATCGGCGTACCGTGGGCATCGTCGGCACAGATGAAATTAACCTCGTGGCCGCGCATTCGCTGGTAACGAACCCAGACATCAGCCTGGATGTGCTCCAGCATATGGCCGAGGTGGATTGAGCCGTTAGCGTACGGCAGCGCGCACGTCACCAGAATTTTCTTCGCGACTTGGGTCATAGTAGGCATTACTTCTTTGTAGTGAAAAGGGGCTTGATAGTAACAAAATGGCCTTATGTCTGCCATGTGATAACAGCATTTCTCATAAATGATTAAATGTCGTAGCTGGAGTACACTACAAGGCGACAATTGCGCAAATTAAAATAAAGGAGACGGGATGAGCGAGTCCAAATCGCCGGATGCCCTGAGAGCAATGGTAGCCGGTACGCTGGCTAATTTTCAGCACCCAACCCTGAAACACAACCTGACTACGCTTAAAGCGTTACACCATGTTGCGTTGATGGATGACACACTGCATGTCGAACTAATCATGCCTTTCGTGTGGAATAAGCCTTTTGAAGACCTGAAAGAGCAATGTAGTGGTGATCTGCTCCGTATCACTGGCGCAAAGGCTATTGACTGGAAGCTGTCGTACAACATTGCCACGCTTAAGCGCGTCAAAAACCAACCAGGCATTAATGGCGTTAAGAACATTATCGCCGTCAGCTCAGGCAAGGGCGGCGTGGGTAAATCCTCCACGGCGGTAAACCTGGCACTGGCGTTGGCTGCTGAAGGTGCGAAAGTTGGTATTTTGGATGCCGATATCTATGGTCCATCAATTCCAACCATGCTGGGCGCGGAAAACCAACGTCCAACCTCACCGGACGGTACTCACATGGCACCTATCATGTCTCATGGCCTGGCAACCAACTCTATTGGTTATCTGGTCACCGACGACAATGCAATGGTGTGGCGTGGACCGATGGCCAGCAAGGCGCTGATGCAGATGTTGCAGGAAACTCTATGGCCTGATCTGGACTATCTCGTTCTCGATATGCCGCCGGGCACTGGTGATATTCAGTTGACGCTGGCGCAGAACATTCCTGTAACTGGTGCGGTTGTGGTAACTACGCCGCAAGACATCGCGCTGATCGATGCGAAGAAAGGCATTGTGATGTTCGAAAAAGTCGAAGTGCCGGTACTGGGTATCGTCGAAAACATGAGTGTGCATATTTGCAGTAACTGCGGTCATCACGAGCCAATTTTTGGCACCGGTGGCGCACAGAAACTGGCCGAGAAATACAACACGCAGTTGTTAGGCCAAATGCCACTTCATATCTCTCTTCGTGAAGATCTGGATAACGGAACACCAACCGTTATTAGTCGTCCAGATAGCGAATTTACGGCTATTTATCGTGACCTCGCAGATCGCGTTGCTGCCCAAATGTATTGGCAAGGCGAAGTAATACCTGGCGAGATCGCATTCCGCGCAGTGTGATAAAAGGCGGTGCATTGCACCGCCTAATCAGTTCTCCTACATCACGGGACAATCATCAAACTCGCCACTTCTTGCGTCGTTGATAATGTGAGTGATCACACCAAACACGGCATTGCTGCCCGTGCATCCATCGTCATCCTTTGGCAATGCTTCCTTCTTACCGGTTCTCAAATCCTCCAGATGCTGACGTGGATACTTCCGGTATCTTTTTACGCGATATTCCCCATCCAGAGCGCATACAAGCAGAGAACCATCAACCGGGGTAAGTGAGGAATCGACCACCAGCAATGCACCCTGTAATATTCCCTCACGATGATGACTATCAGCTGCCCTCAAGAAGTAGGTCGCTGAAGGATGTCTAATTATCTGCTGATCAAGAGAAATACGACTCTCAGCATAATCCGCCGCAGGAGAAGGGAAGCCCATAGCGTTTTCACCTCAGAGTACTGTTTATCCATACAGTATACATTAAAGATGCTTGAAGTGTGCAATAGCGCGATGCTTTGCGCTCGCCTGGTGGCGCGTTATTTTTTGGCTATATCTTCTTTCTGATATACCGGATCGTTTCCTTTTGGCAGCAGGAGGCTTAACTGCCGGTAGTGCCGTAGCCGTTCCATGAAATAGGTGCGCAGGTTCTCAGGTTGCTCACGGGCTACCTGTTCCGCTATGACGGGTATGTTCAATCGCTCTTTGTAGGCAACCCCCCTGGCAGCCAGGTCAACGTTAACTTTATTCCTTTCTTCCTGGCTTTTGGCTGCTATGTTCCATTCGTTCATATTAAATCCCATCCAGAATAATTGAATAACGGCTATTATTTAGTCGCCGCAATATCTTCAAAGTTTTTTTCTCACCCCATTGCTTTTTGCGCACAGCTTATCTGGCTTGCGGTGCGCCGAAATGTAAATTCGCCTTCAGAGTTATCCACAAAGTTATGCACTTGCAACGGGGCCATTTTCCTCATACTGTGTTTGCACACACAGGAAATGGATATTATATTAATTGAATTTTATTAAATAATAATGATAAGGAGAAAATTTGAGATGTAATCATGACATTAATAGATAGGGCCTGCATTACAGGCCCCAACTACATCAAGGAATTCACAGTTCCCTGATTTTTATACCGAAAACATGTGCCGTAAGTTCACGTTAACGACTTTCTTTCACCGAATCCAACTATATAGAGGTTGGGTTTCTACGTCAACGTGAGAGCACACAGCTTTACATTAGACGAGGATTACCCTGATGATTGTATTTTTTCAGTTTCTAAGTGCATTTTTAAATGCGCCTGTTCTTAGCCAAGTGCTGGCGATTGTCTTCATCGTGGTTCTGATATGGTTTTTCAAGTCAGTGATAAACAGAGGCGTGCGCTGGCTTATTTAATGTCGCGATGAGATATTAATTCCCTTGCTGTTTAACCATTTTTTGTGTGTGCTGGTGAGCGTGTGAAGGCTCAATTTGTTGCCCACCAGTATTTACTATTTCTAAGCTCCACAGTGTCACTTCCGCACAAACAACTTAGCGCGGAATCAGTATTCGGCCCAAGATGTAAAAAGCCAACCTGCGTTATGGTTCGCATTTCCAAATAGTGTTCTGAACGCCCGTGCCGGGCGCGAGATGTGGATTAGCGTTCGCGCTATGCTGATATACGGCTTTAGACTTTCCATATTGCTGACAGGCTTTATCTGCGGTTTTTTGCAGGCTATCCAGCCCATACCAGCCATCAGACTGGATGCTTACCTTTTCACCGTCATTGTATTGCACCATCGCGCACCCAAACATAGCTATCATCGCACCGACAATACCGCTTTTCCAAAAAGCTCTAATTAGGTCATTCGTTGCCTAATGTCCGAACTGCTAAAGCATCCAAGTTGCTGTAGAATCACCGCCAATTACATAAGCCTGAAATAAGTGGATGAAAATGACAAGTATTCAACAACGTGCAGAGCTTCATCGTCAAATCTGGCAAATTGCTAACGATGTCAGGGGTTCGGTCGATGGATGGGATTTTAAGCAATACGTTCTGGGCGCACTTTTCTACCGTTTTATCAGCGAAAATTTTTCCAGCTATATTGAAGCCGGTGATGACAGTATCTGTTATGCGAAACTGGATGACAGCGTAATTACTGATGACATTAAAGACGATGCCATCAAAACTAAAGGCTACTTCATCTACCCCAGTCAGCTTTTCTGCAACGTAGCGGCGAAAGCAAATACCAATGACAGACTGAACGCAGATTTAAACAGCATCTTCGTTGCTATCGAAAGTTCTGCTTACGGTTATCCTTCAGAAGCTGACATCAAAGGTTTGTTTGCTGATTTCGATACCACCAGTAACCGCCTGGGTAACACCGTTAAAGATAAAAATGCCCGCCTGGCTGCGGTTCTGAAAGGGGTTGAAGGGTTAAAACTTGGTGACTTCAACGAACATCAGATTGACCTGTTCGGCGATGCCTATGAGTTCCTGATTTCTAACTATGCCGCGAATGCTGGTAAGTCAGGCGGCGAGTTCTTTACACCGCAGCACGTCTCTAAGCTGATTGCACAATTGGCAATGCACGGCCAGACCCACGTTAACAAAATCTACGACCCGGCAGCAGGTTCCGGTTCGCTGTTGTTGCAGGCGAAAAAGCAGTTCGATGACCACATCATCGAAGAAGGCTTTTTCGGTCAGGAGATCAACCATACGACCTATAACCTGGCGCGTATGAACATGTTTTTGCACAACATCAACTACGACAAGTTTGATATCAAGCTGGGCAATACGCTGACTGAGCCGCACTTCAGAGATGAAAAACCGTTTGATGCCATCGTTTCTAACCCGCCGTATTCGGTGAAATGGATTGGCAGCGATGACCCGACGCTGATTAACGATGAACGTTTTGCCCCGGCTGGCGTTCTGGCCCCCAAATCCAAAGCTGACTTTGCGTTTGTATTACATGCGCTGAACTATCTTTCTGCCAAAGGTCGTGCTGCGATTGTCTGCTTCCCGGGCATTTTTTACCGTGGCGGCGCGGAGCAGAAAATCCGTCAGTATCTGGTTGACAATAACTATGTCGAAACCGTGATTTCACTGGCACCGAACCTGTTCTTTGGCACCACCATTGCCGTCAATATTCTGGTGCTGTCTAAACATAAAACGGATACCAAAGTTCAGTTTATTGATGCCAGCGAACTGTTCAAAAAAGAGACTAACAACAACATTCTGACCGATGCCCATATAGAAAAAATTATGCAGGTATTTGCCAGCAAGGAAGATGTTGCTCATCTGGCGAAATCTGTTGCGTTTGAGACTGTTGTTGCTAATGACTATAACCTGTCGGTGAGCAGCTATGTTGAAGTGAAAGATACTCGCGAAATTATCGATATCGCTGAGTTGAATGCAGAGCTGAAAACCACGGTCAGCAAAATCGACCAGTTGCGTAAAGATATTGATGCGATTGTGGCTGAAATTGAAGGCTGCGAGGTGCAGAAATGAGCGAGTTGAGTTATCTGGAAAAATTGCTGGATGGGGTTGAGGTTGAGTGGAAAGCAGTGGGCGATATCGCCGGGTATTCAACAACCAAAGTTGATGCTGATAAACTTGATGCCACTTCATTCGTTGGCGTTGATAATCTCCTTGCTGATAAAGGCGGTCGCATTGACGCCACCTATCAGCCTAATACGGCACGTTTAACTGCCTATGAGCCAGGTGATATTCTTTTAGGTAATATTCGCCCATATTTAAAGAAAGTTTGGATGGCGGAGAATAATGGCGGGTGCAGTGGTGATGTCCTTGCTATACGCATTTTAGCAGACTGTAAAAAAATTATTAGTCCAGAATATCTCTACTATGCATTATCGTCGGATTCATTTTTTTCTTACAGTATGCAGCACGCTAAAGGGGCAAAGATGCCTCGAGGCAGTAAAGATGCAATTTTAAACTATCAAATACCCATCCCTTGTCCCAGCGCCCCGGGAAAATCCCTTGCCATCCAGTCTGAAATTGTTCGGATTCTGGATAAGTTTACTGCACTTACCGCTGAGCTTACCGCTGAGCTTAACATGCGTAAAAAACAGTACAACTACTATCGCGACCAGTTGCTGAGTTTTAAAGAGGGTGAGGTTGAGTGGAAGGCATTGGGAGAAGTAGCCAAAATACAACGTGGGGCATCCCCCAGGCCAATTGTTAATTATCTTACTGAACAAGGAAATGGTATCCCATGGATTAAAATCGGAGATACTATCCCCGGCTCTAAATACATTGACAAAACCTTACAAAAAATAACTGCAGAGGGTGCCCAAAAATCGCGAATCTTGAACCCCGGTGATTTCGTCATTTCTAACTCTATGAGCTTTGGCAGACCATATATTTTAAGGATAACCGGAGCTATCCATGATGGATGGGCATCAATCAGCAATTTTGGTGAAAAATTAAATGCTGATTATCTGTATCACTATCTTTCATCAAAAAAGGTGAAAAATTATTGGGAAAGTAAAATCAATAGCGGGTCGGTCAGTAACTTGAATGCAGATATTATAAAAACATTACCAGTGCCATTGCCTGATAAACAGAAACAAGAGCGAATATCTGCTCTGCTCGATAAATTCGACACCCTGACCAACTCCATCACCGAAGGTCTCCCGCGTGAAATCGAGTTGCGCCAGAAACAATACGAATACTACCGTGATTTACTGTTCAGTTTCCCGAAACCTGAAACTGTCAGTAATTAATTGACCATTGCTACCGATCGGGCCACCTTAACACCCGGTCAGTATATAGACTATTTTTTTACGCGCCGGAAGTCACTCTTAACGCCCTTCCGGCTCTTGCCAGGCGGCACAAAGGATGCGCTATGACTCATCAAACACACACCATTGCTGAATCCAATAACTTTATCGTCCTTGATAAGTACATCAAAGCTGAGCAAACAAGCGACAGCTACCAGAGCGAATCGGACCTGGAACGTGAACTGATTCAGGACCTGCGGAATCAGGGTTATGAATTTATTTCCGTAAAATCACAGTCGGCAATGCTGTCCAATGTTCGGGAACAGCTTCAGAGCCTCAATGGTGTGATGTTTAATGACAGCGAGTGGCGGCGCTTCACGGAGCAGTATCTGGACAACCCCAGCGATGGTATTCTGGATAAAACCCGTAAAATCCATATCGACTATATCTGCGACTTTATTTTTGACGACGGGCGACTTGAGAACATCTATTTGATAGATAAAAAGAATCTCATGCGCAATAAGGTGCAGATTATCCAGCAGTTTGAACAGACGGGTTCTCATGCTAACCGTTATGACGTCACGATCCTGGTTAATGGTTTACCGCTGGTGCAAATCGAACTAAAAAAACGCGGGGTGGCGATTCGTGAGGCTTTCAACCAGATACATCGTTACAGTAAAGAGAGTTTTAACAGCGAAAATTCCCTGTTTAAGTATCTGCAGCTGTTCGTCATTTCCAACGGCACTGATACCCGTTATTTTGCCAACACCACAAAGCGCGATAAAAACAGTTTTGACTTCACCATGAATTGGGCGAAATCAGACAACACGCTGATTAAAGACCTCAAAGACTTTACCGCTACCTTTTTCCAGAAACATACTCTGCTGAATGTTCTGGTGAACTACAGCGTTTTTGACAGTAGTCAGACGCTACTGGTGATGCGACCGTACCAGATTGCCGCCACCGAGCGCATTCTGTGGAAAATTAAGAGTTCCTTTACAGCGAAGAACTGGTCAAAACCGGAAAGCGGTGGGTATATCTGGCACACTACCGGTTCTGGTAAAACCCTCACCAGCTTTAAAGCCGCGCGTCTGGCAACAGAGCTGGACTTTATTGATAAAGTCTTCTTTGTGGTCGACAGGAAAGACCTCGATTACCAGACCATGAAGGAATATCAGCGTTTTTCGCCAGACAGCGTCAACGGCTCGGAAAATACCGCAGGCCTTAAACGAAATCTGGATAAGGACGATAACAAAATTATCGTCACTACTATTCAGAAACTCAATAACCTGATGAAAGCAGAAAGCGACCTGCCTGTATATAATCAGCAAGTGGTGTTTATATTTGATGAATGCCACCGCAGCCAGTTTGGAGAAGCGCAGAAAAACCTGAAGAAGAAATTCAAACGTTATTATCAGTTTGGTTTTACCGGCACCCCTATTTTCCCGGAAAACGCCTTAGGCTCAGAAACAACCGCCAGCGTATTTGGTCGTGAATTGCATTCGTATGTAATTACCGATGCGATTCGTGACGAAAAAGTGCTCAAATTCAAGGTGGACTACAACGATGTGCGGCCACAGTTTAAGTCTTTAGAGACAGAAACTGACGAGAAAAAACTGAGTGCGGCTGAAAATCAGCAGGCGTTTCTTCATCCCATGCGTATTCAGGAAATCACGCAATATATTCTGAATAATTTCCGCCAGAAAACCCACCGTACCTTCCCTGGCTCAAAAGGTTTTAATGCTATGTTGGCAGTGAGCAGCGTGGATGCCGCGAAAGCCTATTACGCGACGTTTAAACGGTTACAAGAGGAAGCAGCTAATAAATCTGCTACCTATAAACCACTGCGTGTTGCGACAATCTTCTCCTTTGCCGCTAATGAAGAACAAAATGCCATTGGTGAAATATCCGATGAATCTTTTGATACCAGTGCAATGGACAGCAGTGCTAAAGAGTTTCTGGACGCTGCAATTCGTGAGTATAACGACCATTTTCAAATGAATTTCAGCACTGATAGCAAGGGTTTTCAGAACTACTATCGGGACCTGGCTCAGCGGGTTAAAAATCAGGATGTTGACTTGTTAATCGTCGTGGGGATGTTTTTAACCGGCTTCGATGCTCCAACATTAAACACGCTATTCGTCGATAAAAACTTGCGTTTTCACGGCCTGATGCAGGCATTTTCCCGTACCAACCGCATTTATGACGCGACTAAAACCTTCGGTAATATCGTCACTTTCCGCGATCTGGAACGCTCAACCATCGATGCCATAACGCTGTTTGGTGACAAAAACACCAAAAATGTAGTGTTAGAAAAGAGTTATGCAGAGTATATGGAAGGCTTTACTGATGCTGCTACAGGTGAAGCTAAACGCGGCTTTATGGCAGTAGTTTCAGAACTGGAACAACGGTTCCCTGACCCTGCCAGTATTGAAAGTGAAAAAGAGAAGAAAGACTTCGTTAAACTGTTTGGCGAATACCTGCGTGCCGAGAACATCCTGCAAAACTATGATGAATTTGCCACGCTAAAAGCCCTGCAACAAATCGATCTTAGCGATCCTGTTGCGGTAGAAAAATTCAAAGCAGAACATTATGTGGATGATGAAAAGTTCGCTGAATTGCAAACAATTCGTCTCCCTGCTGATCGCAAGATTCAGGATTATCGTTCTGCCTATAACGATATTCGCGACTGGCAGCGCCGTGAGAAAGAAGCTGAGAAAAAAGAGAAATCAACCACTGACTGGGATGACGTAGTTTTTGAGGTCGATTTGCTGAAGTCTCAGGAAATAAACCTGGATTATATCCTTGGACTGATTTTCGAACACAACAGACAAAATAAAGGCAAGGGCGAAATGATCGAAGAGGTCAAACGCTTAATTCGTTCAAGCCTAGGGAACCGTGCTAAAGAGGGCCTGGTGGTCGATTTTATTCAGCAAACGAACCTGGATGATTTACCAGACAAAGCCAGCATCATTGACGCGTTCTTTACCTTTGCTCAACACGAACAGCTACGTGAAGCAGAAGCGTTGATTAAAGAAGAAAATCTCAATGAAGAGGCGGCGAAACGCTATATTCGCACGTCTTTAAAACGCGAATACGCCACCGAAAATGGCACAGAATTAAACGAGACATTACCAAAACTTAGTCCGTTAAACCCGCAATATAAAACGAAAAAACAGACGGTTTTCCAGAAAATCGTCACGTTTATTGAAAAGTTCAAAGGAGTAGGTGGGCAGATATAGTGTATTAATCTGAACCAGATCTGGCAGATATCTGTGCAATTTGCAGATAGCTGTCAGATCAAGCCATCGTAGGGATGTCTGTATCCACTTTGAACTCAGGTACACCAACGAACTCTTTAACCTTCATCTGATAGCCGGTTCTGTCAGTTTTGATGACTTCCTGCTTGCCCTCGATAAATTGCTCATACCACTCGTCACGACGGGAAGCTGGCATGATCAGCAAAACGTTAGTCATGTCCGTGACCTTCCTCCAGTACTCGGCCCAAATATTCTGTTTCACCCATTCCAGATCGACTTTATCCAACCAACCTCGATTTAAACGCGAGCGATCTTCATCTGGTCGATGGTTTAGTCTCAGCAGGCGATTAATCATGTTGTGGCGTTCGTCGCCATAAACGAAGTCGTGTACCTGATACATGAAGGCGATCTCTTTCTCGCACTCGGCCACAATTTCGTGGATGACGTTCATTTCCTGCCGATAGTCGATAGCAGTGTTTGAGTTGGCATCGTCGATGATGGAAAGGGCTGTATTCATAATTGCACCATTAAGAAGTGATTTGTTTAATGGTGCAATTATTTCAAAAATGAAAAGGTACTAAATAGAAATAAACAGGCAATCCTTCAAATAAAGGCATTGGCTAATCATACTTGGAGGTATTTATCACCAGAATTTTGTTTGTATAAATCTTCTTAATATCCCATGTGACATTACCGGAATACCATTGACCGTTATATACTTGGTTTTCAGTTGCACCTGTCATTGTTACATAGACAGGTCTGTCGTAATCGGTTCGTCTATAGTTATATACCCCAACCATAGCAGGCATTACCGCACATGGATACCCCATATCTATTGTAAATTGAGGGTCAGAAATAGTGATAAGTTTCGCATCAAGGGGCATCATCTCACCGTGATACACCATTGCGCCTGCGCTGTTATACATGGCAATGCCATAGCCAGAATGTGGTAACACCATATCAGAAAAAGCATAAACTGTTATTGTTCCGGGGCTACCATTTACCTGATGCAATCTGAGAGCATTGTATCCGTTACTATGCTCATGAATAAACATCATGTTCGCCTTATTACTGCTTTTTATGAAGAAAAAGCATGATTTGTTTGATGGGATTGATGTTTGAAAAACAGAACCTTTAGATGTAGACATTGTCCCTTTATTAATCAGATTTTGCGGAGTAAATTCTGGACTCATCCACAAACTTCCATCTGATTGAGTAATTGACATCCCGAACATAATTATCCCCAGTATGTGTATATGTAAGAACCAAGCCCCGTATATAAATTTGACCAACTAACCGTATTTCCATTAATAGTAACTGTTGGAACAGGTAAATTAATGTAGTTGTCGTTGTTAAGAGGCATCAATGACCACACGGCATGTAGCGATTTACCCGGTGGCGGATTGGAGTACGTCTTAGAGCCTGATGACGCAGTAAATCGATCAAGAAAAAAAATAGGAGTAAGGAAGCCAGTAACGTTAATTCCTTTATTGTTGTAAATCCCTGTACCGTATGCCATTTTTCATCCTTGTTTTTTATCAACACAATATGGCCGATCATGCGGCCATATCAGATCAATTAGAGCTTTGAAAGGCTTTGTGTGGCTGTGTTGCGAGGTTATGTCGATGGCTTAACTCACGCATCATGTCTTCAAGCCGACTCTTTGTGTCGTCGAGTTGGTCGGCCATTGCTCCCAAAAGCTGACGAACGGCCATCGGATCATCGCTGTTTAGTGATGGCATTTTATAACCCGCCTGAGAAGATATAAGATTGAACGCAGACATCAACATCGTTAGAGAGGATTTAAGCCCAGCAATTTCACGATCTTTGCTGGCAATAATCGCCTCACTCTTGTTAGTGTCATCAGTTCGTTGAGTCTCGCTCACCATATCCAAAGTCGCCTGCAACTTATCAGCGCGCTCTTTTTCAGCAAGATAATGAACACCGAAATGATGTGCTAAAGCTACAACCTGAGTTGGCTCTTCAAAGGTGGACTCAAAATTAAGTGCTGTAACCACTCTCTCAAATATGGAAACGTCTTCTATTCCTCGAAGAATGGCTAACATTTTGACCAGTTCATTAGCATCCATTTCTTCGAATAAGGCGTTTTGTTCATCAGCTATCGCTTTGCATTTCTTGCACATGTGTTTTTCCTAATGCTTAAACAAGTTGTTTTCTTATTGGCTTTATTGTGATGTGGCATAAAAGGGGAGCAAGCTAAACGTAAAGGTGCAAACTCTCTATTTCGGTCAACGAAACACAAGGGCCATTTGGCCCTTGTCATTAACACGTTGCTTTACGGACTAGCGGATAAGCGAAGTAGATCGCCAGACCAATGAGGACGCCATCAGAAATGACAGACATCATCTTTCCCGTAAAATCCACCAACACCGCCATCACCAGAAGAGCAATGACGGTCACAAGCCGGAATCTCTCAAGCATTAGAGATAAGCATCCAGTGACAACTGAAGCGCCTGTGCGATCTTTTTCAGGGCCAGCTCTTCTTGTTCGCCAATACCGTCTTGGTCGGCAATATCAAGGCACAGACACAGTACATCTACTGCATCATTAGTCCCGGCCACATCAGCCAGCTCACGTAAAGCCTGGGCATTAGCGCGGCGCGGTGAGGCTTCGTATTGAGCACGGATATTGGCGCTCATTTGGGCAATCTCACCAGCAAACGGAGAAAACGCAGGCAGAGCTGCAATTGTTTTCTCAAGAATGGAAATTTCCTTTGCGTCGCATGTGCCATCGGCATAGGAGATCATGTACGCGCCCCACACGGTGGCTTCAACCGCATCTCGGTTCTCCATTTTTTTGACCTCGATAACAGCTTTACGAGTTTTCTTTTTGAATAAACCTAACATGTGCTTTCCTTTTGTTATTTGTTAAAACAAGTTGTTTTCTAGTTACATGAATTGCTTACGAAAAGACGGTCAATGCATATGCACTAACAACCGTCAGAAATAACCAAGTACCGAACCGACTGGAAAAACAAAAATCCCAACAACACGAGCCAAGGTCATACCAGCCTGAAACTGGAGATCACCAGAGCAAACGAGTTTTACAATGTTCGATACCCAACCGGCGGCCATGAGAGCTATGAAAGCCAGAATCGCCAGCCAAGTTTTTCCAAAGTGATTTGAAAACCAGTTCATACAACCGCCTTAGTCACAGCATGATCCTGAGTAACTGGATGAACTTGAGGTATCGCATCCACCGTCATCCCATCCAGAGTGACAGGACGCTCTACTGGAGTGGTGGTAATTGTCGTCGACGGAGGTGTGGTGATGGATGAACCCGGCATCAAAAGGCTCTGGCCGGCTGGAACGGCTACCGTCGCCAGTGAAACTATAATGAGAACGTAGGCCATTGGTTTCAGCCTCTTTCTTTGAAAATTTTCCATTCGAACTGTCCTTGTTGTTTTTCTCCTTCACTAAAGGCCGTGTACTTTTCGCTTCGCGTGAAGAACCAGAGGTAACAATCGCCCCCACGTTCGCAACAACTGACGCTTGCTTATCTAAACGTTCATTCAGCAACCGAACGGCAGTCTCTAGTTCATCAAGACGTGACAGAACACGACCGCTAAATAATTCGGCCAAAATTTGACGTAGTGAACGAGGACGTTTAGTTGCAGAAGTGAAATAGGTTTGACGTGCCATGTGGACTCCATCCAGTGTCAGAAAGAGTTGCGGCTGGCGATTGCCAGCCGCCTTTCTCGTTCCATCCTGGAACTGTGTCTTACCGACACATTGTCATCCTGACGCCGATAAGATACATGATTTAAAATGATAGGTAAACACTTACTTACTGCTTGTTGTAAACAAAACCAATATCTTTCTTGTGAGGCATATCTGCTGCGGAAAAAGCTGCGATCTTCGCGAGTCGATCACATATTTCATTTTCACGATGCCCGGCGTGACCTTTAACCCACTTCCAGCGAACATTATGTCGACTTGCAGCCTCATCCAGACGCTTCCACAGATCAACATTCTTTACCGGTTTTTTGTCAGAAGTCACCCATCCATTGCGTTTCCACCATTTCATCCACTGTGTCATGCCGTTTTTCAGATACTGGCTATCAGAGTGCAAAATAACGTTGCATGGATATTTCAAACGCTCCAGCCCGATAAGTGCCCCCATCATCTCCATGCGGTTATTGGTGGTGCTATGAAAACCATCTGAGAACTCGCGTTCCTCACCACGATACTGGAGAACTATACCGTAACCGCCCGGGCCACCCGGATTTTTAAGGCAAGAGCCATCACTGAAGATTTTCACGGTTTTAAGCTGGGGATTGAACTCTACGACAGGCGTTGTGGAATTGGTGCGGGGAGAATTTTTGTTTTTGGCTTTTTTGCGAGTTTTTTCTTGCGATCGGGCTGGTGTCTTCGTCGTCATATAAACTCCTGAATCAAGCGCCGCGCCGATTTTTTTTCCTCGCGCGTGCGCACACGCGTGCGTGTTAATAATTATTAAAATAAACAAATTACTTCCCAGAACAGGTTTTTATAAACCTGAACTGAACGAACGAAGTGAGTGAAGTTCACCTCGAACGAAGTGAGAGGTTGTCTTTTCAGGTAATACTCTCCCAGGGAGGTGAGTATAAAAATCCCTCACCAACCTGGTCGTTTCATAACCTGAAAAGTTATGGTCTAAGTCTACTGCCAGCTTAGACTTGGGAAGTTATGGATGACAGCACCCCAGAACCGAGATCTTCCCACACTTTATGAAGGGGAGTACTGGATTCAACCTCTCGAAACACCCCAGACTCGACAATCATAAAGTGACCCTTGTCTCCGCTCACTTTGGTTCCCCCTTCCCCGACACCTAAACGGCACCAGTTCTACGCTGGTAGTGAGCTTTTTTAAACCTGACGCCAGTGACGCTTACCCCCACCCATCAGGTCGAGTCTCCAGTCTACGACTGGAAACTATCAGATCTTAGCACTTACAATTCACTTTATGAATAGTTTGTACTTATCTATCATTGTGATTGATTATTTTCTCTACCATGTAGTTGAACATTCAAGGCAAACACCTCATTGATCAACTCACCTAAAAGCTGTTCAACAAGTTCGCGATGCTCGCCAAGATGCAAGCACTTAATTGCCCATTCGTACAAGTTGAAAGCCTGCTCACGATCTTTCATCATTTCACGAGCCTGGGCCAGAAAATCGCTCTCTACGAGCGCAACGACATTAGTCGGGTATGACATGTTGGTTTCCTTAAAGTGGTTCATAAAATCGATTTTAAAGCGTCTGGGAAGGGGTTCTAGTGGATTCTGTAGTGATGTTCAGGTCTGGAGTCTCTGATACAAAACAGCCTGCTTCCGTATATTAATAATTAATATGTAGTTATTTATATATACAGAAGCAGGCTAATTACAGACGCCAGAACAAACTAAGCAGCCTTCTTTGATGGTCTTTTTTTCCTGATCACATTCGCAGGATCATACCCTCCCAGACTTTTCATGACGTCCAAAGGGATCTTGCTTATAGAGTGCCCTGATCTTACCCACCAATAGT